AATGCGGGTGCGCTGACGGACTGGACATACGCGGGGACATTCCCAGACGTCTTCTCGGATGCGAACTTCACGATCTACAACGACGCAAACTCTTCAAAGGAAGTTCAGTTCGACGCATCCCTTGTCAGCAACGCAACGACAAGAACACTGACAGTTCCCGATGCGAGCGGAACAATCAAGCTCTCGGAAGAAGTTCGCAGCGACTTTGTTACAGATACAGCCTACATCGGGCTGGCTCCTCTCGGCTCTGCGGAATCCGCGAATGTGTGGACAATCTACAGAATTATCATTGATTCCGAAGGCAATATCACTTCTACTACCACCGCAACGAATGTGGCGTGGGACGATAGACTCACGGCTACTTATACCTAATTTAATACTATGCCATCACCAGACAGACATTTTGCAAACGCAGCGATCTTCACTCACTCAGCCAGCGGGATTACCCCGAACAGCGGAGACGCGGCACTCTACATTAAGAGTGATAACAAGGCTTACATCAAAGATTCTACTGGTGCGGAAGCTGCCGTAGGTGGTGGTGGTGGAACAAAAACCTACGCCGTCTTCAACGCCAACGACAACCAGCCTCCTGCTACCGCGTTTGCAACGCTGGATACCCGCAACAGCATCGCCATCCTCGACTTTGACGATACCACAGACGAGCAAGCTATCTTCCTCGGCATCATTCCAGAAGCCGCCGTGCTGACAAGCGGGCTATCCATCCGCCTCATCTGGACCGCGACCACCGCCACATCTGGAGCCGTAGTGTGGGACGCTGCGCTGGAGCGCATGACTACCGACATCGACTCGGACAGCTTCGACACCGCAGCCAGCGTGACTACTACGACCAATGGAACAAGCGGAGTGCCGAACTACTCGAATATCACGCTGACTACCATCGACTCTGTGACTGCTGGAGATGGCTTCCGACTTCGCATCAACCGAGACGCAAACAACGGAAGCGACACCATGACAGGCGATGCCGAGCTGATCGCCGTCGAAGTAAGGAGCGCGGCTTAATATGGCACGCAATGCAACCACAAATCAGCGTCTTAACGGAACTTGGACGATTGCTCAAAACCAAACTTATTTTACCTTGGCAGCATGGATGCGCCGGGATAGCGACACCATTCAATCCGTTGGCTCAACGGCCAATGTAAATCATGTAACCGCTTTTGCTCATTGGAGCGCTGGTGATAATAATTTTTATGTAGCCGTTAGAAACGGGAGCAATGTAATTGGATACATTGTATTAAATAGCATAAGAGGCTGGAATCACTATGCAATGGTTTTTGACGGGACACAATCCACTAATGCGGCTAAGTTAAAGGCTTTCTTTAATGGAACCCAGCAAACTTTAAATTTTATCGGAACAATCCCATCAACAACTTCCAACAATGTCGATAATGAACAGTTTAATATTAATAGATGGATTGCAAGCGGAGGCTTTTGGGGTAATGGCGGTTATGCCGAAATTGGCGCATGGCAAGAAGCATTGACTGCTGAGGAAATATCTTCATTAGCAAAAGGCCTTTCCCCATCAATGATTCGTCCAAATAAATTAGGAATGTATCTTCCATTAGTCCGCGAAATAAATGATATAAAGGGTCACATTACACTTACAGATACAAACACCACAGTAGCAACCCACCCAAGAGTATATGCCTAACTACTACAACAAAACAAATCCTTCCGACCTCCGCGATTTGCCGCAAGGCCTCATTGATACTTGGGTCGAGGTCAATAACCCGAAGCTCCAAGAGTGGATTCTCGCTCCCGCCAAACCATCACCAGACGCCGTGTGGGACAATTGGCAATGGGTCATCCCGCCTCCTCCGACATACACCGCAGAACAATGGCTCGCCAAAGAAGGCGTTGGTTCGGATCGCCAGCCTACACTTCTTTACTTGAAGCTCCAGTTGGATGCCGCTGGAAAGGTGAGCGCGAAGCTGAATGCCACGCAGAACTTCCTTAATTTGATTCTTACGGAATACGCACAGAACCCATCCGCGCAGAAGTCGGATTGGACTTCCGCTCCGTTTACTTTCGAGGAGACGATCCAAGAAGCCTTGACTATCCTTAATTCTTAACATTACATTTAGTCAGACATGAATATCGACACTCCAATCAGCAACCACACCCACGGATTTCTGGGTTCCTTGACCAGCCTAGTCGCTGTGGCTGTCTCATTTCTTCCACATATCGAAGCGTGGTTGCGGATTAGTTCGCTGGCCTTCGGCACTGCTGCCGCGATTGTTTCCATCTTTATTATGCTGGAGAAACGAAACATCGAGAGGAATAAGCGAAATGAAAAGTATCGTCGTTAAAGCACTCGCGTTCCTTACGGGCGCATCCAAGTCAGTCCTAAACTTCATCCTTCCTATTCTGAAGGACAGCACAAGTAGGTTGCTCGCCGACCTGCTTCCTATCGCGCTGGAGATCGTTGCATCGCTTGCCGACAGCAACAAGACTGGCGACGAGAAGCGCAAGGCTGCGTTTGCTCGTATCGAGACTGCTGTCAAGGCTCGCGGGATTGAGGCTGCAAACTCGGTTATCAATCTCGCAATCGAACTCGCTGTGCAGAAGTCGAAGGAGAAATGAGCGAGGAAACAAAGAATTGGTGGCAGAGCCGGACGATTATCGGAGTTATCGTTCTCTTGCTCGCCCAAGTTCTGAAGTATTTCAAAGTCGATATCGTCAACGAGGAGCTTACGGATATCGTTGTGCTGGTGATGGACTTCATCGGTGCGGGTCTGGCTATCTACGGGAGGGTCAAGGCTAGGAAGACGATCAAGCGCACCAAGCCAGGCGGCAAGTTCAACCCGAATGCGGAGGTTCGCAAGGCAAAGCCAGTTCGCAAGAAGCTCTTCGGCATCCTTATTCTCTTTATTGTCACCCAAGCCCAAGCTTCCGAGCTTCGTTATCCGGCGCATGTCTGGCATTCCAACCCGCTGAAGATGTGCGAGGTTGTTGACGAGCGTCCGTTCCTCATCCGGTTGGCAGACAGTCTTGTTTTCAGTATTGCATTGTTCCCGATCAAGGGAGAGATCAAAGGTAACGCCGACTTCTAATGCGCTCCACCCTTGCACAGAAACTGGAGATGGCGCGGTTCATCGTATCGGTTGAGGCTAGGCGGGATCGCAACGGCAACCTGCGAGTCTACAAGTTGCCTGCCGCAGACGGAGGGGGAACCTACGAGATTGCCGGAATCAACGACAGGTTTCATCCGCAAGCCGCCAACACGCTCAAGACAATGCTGGCGCAGAAGAGATTCAAGGCGGCAGAGGAATACGTTGTGGACTACCTTGTTTCCTACACCGACATCGTTACGAAGTGGACCCAGCATCCGGCAATCGAGGCATTCCTTCGGGATTCGGTTTTCAATCGCGGACCCCGTGGAGCATTGCGTATCTTGCAACTTGCACTCGGTGTAATAGACGACGGCAACTTTGGGCCTAAAACCCGCGCTGCGTTGTCGGAGGCACTCAAGCAGCCTTCCACCCTGCTCAAAGCATTACGACGCGCTAGAGAGGCGTATGAGCGCAAAGTAGCCCCGCCTGTAGGAGCAAGGGCGAAGTTCTGGCAGGGACTGGTGAACAGATGGAACAAAGCCTACGATTTCGCACAGCAATATATCGTTTAACAATACATGAACGACCAACAATACAAGATATTCACACTCGCTCTCTCTGCTTTATGCACAGGGTTGATTGCGGTCTACGGAATAATGCGACTGGCGTATGAGTAGCGAGGAGCAGGTTAAAGCCCTGCAAAAAGAAGTTGCGATGCTGCGGGAAGTTCTTGCCAAATGTCTGAAGGCAAGGCAGGTTAATCACATCAAGCAGATTATTAAGGAGACATTGTATGGAAGGACGAGTTAAAAGTGCGATGCAGCGGTTGGGTTTGTCTGGTTTCAACAAACCGAAGCGGACGCCTGGGGCTAAAAAATCGCACGTTGTTTATGCTAAAGAAGGCGACAATAAGAAGATCATTCGCTTTGGTCAGCAGGGCGTAAGCGGAAGCCCCAAAAAAGAAGGCGAATCTGCGGCATATCGTAAGCGTCGTGAATCATTCAAGGCTCGCCATGCAAAGAATATTGCGAAGGGAAAGATGTCTGCGGCGTATTGGGCGAACCGTGTAAAGTGGTGATATTTCAACGCTTTACGCAATCGCATAAAATTTTGTTTGCATTTCCGCAGTAATCCACTAGGTTCCAACGCATGCGCAAGCGAGTCCTCAGACGGTCGCTAAAGATCAACGACGAGAAGTGGAAGGTTGTCTTCCGTGCCCCCAAGAAAGGCGACGATCTTTTCGGCGAAATCAACGAAGGCGACCAAGGACTCTGCTCCTACTCGACTCAGACGATCTACATCGAACCGAATAGCGAAGCCCTTTCTACTGGCATCCACGAAATCCTCCACGCTGTTTACCCCGACTTGAGCGAGGATGCGGTTGCCAACGGCGAGCAGGTTCTGATGAAGTTCCTTTCCATCTTCCCAGAAGAACTGCACTTCAATAAAGAAGAAGGTATCGAGCTATGAAAATTCCTGAACGCGGATCGTGGTGGACATTCCGGGGCAATCAGCAGGGCTGCGGAAAAGAACAACAGGTTATGGAGGCAGACAAGGCTTCCGTTGTTTCTTGGGGGAACGGATGGACTTGGTTTGGTCCGACCCACTTATTCCTTCAACTCTTCACCCCTGCTGAAGGCAAGGAGGCAAAAGCATGAGCCTTCGTTACGAGAATTATTACGCACTCTACAAGACGCGGGAGTTCCTGCGTGATCTCCTATCTACCGACACACGTCCCAAGACTGTAAAGGAACTGAAGGATCGCGCCTATTCCTGCCTAAAGCATTTCCCTTTCCTCAAGGAAAACGGCGAGCCGATCTTCTCAAGAGACGACTTTCCCTGCCCGCCGATTAAACGTTATGAGCAAAAACCAGAAGAAGAACACACGCTTCCAACCGTTTAACGTTGGAAAGCAATGGAAGAAGTGGATGGCTGTTAGCTGTTCACACGGAGACCACATAGACCCAGAAGCTAGGGATGCCGTGCTTTCGTTCAAGGAGCGGTGGAAGCCGGATACAACGATCCACTTGGGAGACTTCGTGGATATGGCGGCGGCTAGGTCTGGCGCGATGTCCGATCCCAATGCTTCAGATCGGGCGGCAAGTATCGCTGACGATCTTGCTGCTGGAGTGGACTTCCTCTCAGAACTTCGCCCTCAACACATCCTTTACGGCAATCACGAAGACCGCTTGTTCAAGCTGGCTCACTCGCCTAACGCTCTGGCCGCACACGCTGCGACTATTGTTATACAAGAAATCGAGAAGCTGGCGAAGAACCTCAAGGCGCGGACGTATCCTTATGACATTCGTTCGTATTGTCCTATCGGCGGATACAAGTTCATCCACGGGTTCATGTTCAACCAAGCGGCCATCCGTGATCATGCGGAGACCCACGGCAATTGCGTTCTAGGGCATCTGCACCGCGTTGGAATGGAGCCTGGGCGCACCTTACAGAGCGCGACAGCATATTGTGTTGGAACACTTATGCGACTTGACGCTGACTACGCTAAAACCAAACGGGCAACTCTGGCTTGGAGCCAAGGGTTCGCCTACGGATTCTACACAGACACACAACTAACAGTAAACCTATGCGAGAGAAAACCAGAAACACCGTGGATGTTGCCGCTGTAAGCGCGGCTTGGGATGCGTTCATTAAACAGCAAGCCTTCATCACAAGGGAGTCAATTGAGGAAGAGGGCTGGAAGGATAGATATATGCTTGAGGAGTTGGGCGTTTCCGAGTGGGCCAGAAAGAACGCCGTGAAAGTCGGAACACTTGAGAGGAAAACATTCAAAATACTTCAAGGCGGGATGAAGCGCGAGATGACCTTCTACCGCCCTAAAGTCTGAAGGCTCCCGAAGGAGCCTCCAGAGGATGAACACACATACTGAAGTGAGGAAAACCATGAAACCTCACTTGTGTTCAAAGCTATGTTGAACTGTTTAATTCGTCAACCTTCTTTTGCGCGTAGACCGCAACCGCTAAAGCCGCCCAAGTATGCGAGGCTAACCCGTAAGTTGGACCGGGGTTTGTTTTGGTTCCTTGTTCCCCTACGAGCTTGAGTAGAGCCTGACGAATGTCCTTGTCCTTTGACCTTGGAGTCTTGCAGAGGAACATCTTGATATCCTTGCGGTAGCACAGCATCGGTTCCTTCCTCGCTATCTCGCAGAACCTACCTACCCAAAGGCAGGTATTGAACACGCTGGCTCCGACTGCCATGCCATAGCTGGAGATCATCTCGATAGCACACTCGTCGTATTCCCGACCGATCAGCAACTGCCGCATCTCTTCGTTTGGAACGTGGCCGTAGTCGATAACGCTTCCGTTCCATTGCACGAATGCCGACTTCTCTGGGCCTGGGTCTATCGCAAAGATTGTCATTTTAGATATCCATTCTCTCTAGCCCATTTGCCGTTGCTTTCCACCTTTTGATGACAGGCTCGGCACAGCGGCATCCACGTCTCTTCGTTGTTCAAGTTCTTTCCCCTGCGTTCCTTGTGATGGATGTCGGTTGCCATAACGCCGCAGATTTCGCAATACGGTTTGCAAAGAAGGAATGTCCTGCGCTTGTCCGAATAGACAGCAAGCTCCGCTTTGTGCTTCTTGCTTACGCGGTTAAGCGGCTTTCCTCTTTTTAGTCCGACCTTCCTCGTAATCATTGTAATACTTCTTGAGCTTACGCAGGGCTTTGAATGCCTGATCCTCAGTCAGTTTGCCGTAAACCTCATCCGGAAATCCCTTGCCTCGTTCGTGCATAGGGCTGACCTTGTAGCAAGAGAAGGGGCTGATAAATATCTCCGGCTCTCCCTTGTCGTTCAGTCCGATAAATGGATGCAGGCTTGTCATTTCCCGAAGACCTCTCGGTAGGACTGGTAGTCTTGCAATACATCGTGAACGAACGAGTCGGTATGCTTTGTTGCGAGTGCAAGGAACATTCTCTGCGCGATATCCCGAAGTTCATTCAATTCGCAATCCTTCTTCCTTGCCTTTCTGATCCAGAAATCAAGTTCGTCTTCCTTTATTTTCAATAACTTGCTCACGATATAACCATATACAGCAGGCAGGCCAATGCAACCGAAACCAAAAGAACCGTGTCAGGTTCTAAATAGTCGCCAATTTTTCGTTTATTCGGTCTAGCCAAGATGTCTTCTGTTTCTCTTTCTTCTTCGCCTTGCATTGTAGGTAATATTTCTTGTTATATTCAACCCTATTCCGCCTTGGTCGGTATGTGTCCGGTATCGGGCTGCACGATACTGGAATCTCGTGGGTGACAAGTCGGTATCCGCAGTCGCATACGCGAACCCTGCGAACGAACTCCATTCCGTCTGCGCTCTTGAGTCTTCTGGTTTCCGGTATGTCTAGGGGCGTAGAGCATTCGGGGCAGGTCATTTCAACGCTTCTTTGGCTTTGTTTCTAGCCCAGTTGCCGATGTTGTCGAAGTGGCTTGCATTTGCGATTTCTTGCAAAACTCCCCGCGCCTCGGCCAGCTTGGCTGTCAGGCTGTTGTTGATGTGGGAGTTGATCTCCGCGCCTTTATTGGCGGCGGCGAGGTGCTTGCGTGCATTCGCCAATTCTTGACTAATTTCTTCAGCCTCCAGCAGCGCAATGTCCCGCTCCTCTCTCGCCTCGTCGCGCTCTTGACAGAATCGTTCTGCTCGGCATTCCGCTTGCACGATTTGAGAAAGAGCATCATCGCGCTCGCTCTCTGCAATTGCGACTTGCTGTAACGCTCTAGACACTCTGGCATTTGCTTGTTCAATCTGGTTCAACCAATCCGCCGCACTTTCCTTTCGAGAAGAAATCGCCTCATCGCGTTCCCGCTCCAACTTGCGAGCAAACTCGGTTGGAACCATATACTCGCCAGAGAACGCCATGCGCTCTGCCTTGTCGGTTTCGGGTGTGTCGCTCACTCTGCCTCCTGTCGTAGAATGTTGCAGATCGCTTCGCAGGCTTCTTCCTTGCTCCACCTCGGGCCGGAAAGAATGACGCGCCATTGCCCGCAGACGAATGCCTCCCAAGTCGTGCGGTGCAGATCGTCCTCGCTGTCGTTGTAGTGCCGGACTGGAAAGCCTAAGAACTTCGGCTCGCTATTGGGGAACAATAATTGGGAGCGCAGGCTTCGCACTTCTTCCCGCAGCGCATCCACCTCGTTCTGCATTAGGATGTGATACGGGACAACTGGCTCTTGCTGGTCGGCGATCCACGCTTCGTCTATAACGGGGCGGGTAAATGTTCCGATGTGTTCGTAATCGTATTGGGGTTCAAGTAGTGTGTTCATCAAAATAAAGGTTGCACTATATGCACCGCTGTGTCAACTTCAATTCGTATGAACACCTCAGACGCACATACAAAAATCGCTTCCGCCGCAATCCACGCTAGGGTCGCGCTGGAGGAACTGGAGATCGGAAACCTGCTGGAGGCTTACAACTTTTCCTCGTCAGCACGGAACGATCTAGCCGCCGCAATGTCAATCCTGTCGCAAATCGTCGCAGAGATTCCCGACAAAGAATTCGCTATCGAGCTATGACTGACCCTAAGAACGACGAAGACGCTGGCATCTGTGCAGACTGTGGCTACCCGCTGACTCCGGTTCGCCCAGGCAAAGCGCAATGCGATTACTGCGAACTGCTGGAGGTCTACGAGCGGGAGTCCTACGACCACATCCAAACCCGCAAGGCACTAGACGCGCTGATCGCTGAGAACGACAAACTGCAAGGGACAATCGCGCAACTCCAAGACAGGCTGGACGGCGAGGTGGCAGAGTGGAAAACCTGCGCTGAATCACTCTACTCCGCAGCAGAGGTTGCCCTTGAATACGGCCCAGCCGCCTACGCCAAGGAAGTATCCGAAGCGATTGAGAACTTCGATGCGGTGAAGAGACATTATGCCGCGAAAGAATAATGCTTGTTAAACAATAGCCGTGTGCTAGTCTGATTCCCGTGCGAGAGATCGCACCTCGGCATGGAAACCGAGTAACAGAAGATTAAATCGAAACTACTAAAATCACTCTCCCGCCACAGAGCTTTTCCATCCGACATTCAATCGGTCTTCTGTCTGTGGTGGGGAGTGGCCCCTCTGAAGAATATGAATATTACGACCTATGAACGCTGCCAAACAATGCACGAAGGCAGCGTTGAGGATTTGCTGATAGGGCTAACAAAGCCTTCTGTAGATAGACTGCTAAAGATGCAAGCTCCAGCCGACTGCATTGCCCTCTACACTTATTACTGCTACATCCGAAAGTGGCAGAAAAACACGACAATCAGGGCAACATCAGATTTTGCGATGAAAGGTTTGGATATGGGAAGGGATAGGTTTGCTCGCGCTAAAAAGCAACTTGTTGAAGCGGGATTCGTAGAAGATGTGCCGCACAAAAATGAGGACGGTCATGTTGAAAGATGGTATGTGAAAGTTAAATACGCAATGAACGCGACAATGGCTACCTTCCAAGAAGGAGTCCACCCTACGGAAAACCCACAGGGTGGAGAATCCGCAGACAAATACCCTAAACTAATAAATGAAACTCCCTTTAATGGTAGCGATTTGCAAATCCGCAACGAAGAGAAGGCGAGAATCGGCATTGAAAGCAAACTGAAACGCATCGCCAAAGATAGCGCAAAGACTTCTTGCCCTACCAACCAAACCGAAATTGACCTCACCACAAAAGGAAAGACAGCTAACGCTGTTAGCAAGAACCCCACCCCCGATTGCGCTGCCCCCCTCCCCAAAGACGAGCTTGAAGAAAATAGGAGGAAGGTCAACCGAATGTTCGATCGGGGCGACAAAACAAAGTGGAGCGACAAGGAACTCAAAGCCCTTCCCATAACTCTCGGCACAACCGAAGAAGAATGGGTCGCATTATTGGAATACTACAAGCATCGTGGCGAATCTGATTACTTCTGCCGTCACAATCTCATCACCTGCCTGAACAACTGGGCAGGCGAGATCGACAAAGCCAAGCGAGGAAAGCCCAAGGTATACCCGAAAGGTAACGAATCCCAGCCCTCCGCACCAAAGCATACCCTATCGGGTCACAGGCTCTCTGGCCGCGAGGAAGAGTTCTGGGCATGGCTCAAGGCTTGGCGACCCTACGAGAAGCGGTGCGACATCCGCTCCGTCCGCGAGGATTACGTTTACGATTTCCTCAACGGAGTCGTTCACGAACCGGAGGAGCCAGTCACGGAGATAAAGCTGCCGAGAGTCGAGGAAGATTTATTTTAAAAATAATTTTTGACAGCACTCGCTTCCTCGCTACAATCCACCACGAACACCATGCTAGTCCTGCCCATCCCGCACAACCCTTTCTTCCTATACAACGGGAAGAGCTACGACAGAAGAATGCTCGCGCCTATGCTCGGCAAATACGCTGAGACTTGGGTGCGAGAAGAAATGGATATCCTCGGAATGGTTCCGACCGATTTCGAGCGGTATCCCGAACTAACCGCTGCCCTAGAGGCGGCAGAACCCAAATACTAAAGATGAAAAAACAAACCAAGGCGAAAGCCACACCGACCCCGAAAGCGGAGCCGGAAGTATACTACGGCATTGAAATGATGCACGATGGAGGCATAGATGTTATCTCTGCCCGCAACACCCAAAGCGAAGTTGAACGCGATATCCGCGAATACATCACCGAAGAGGATATGGGTGGTCAGTTCGTTATTGTTAAACAAGTGAAGGGAATCGTTGTCGTCCACAATCCTGAACTCGTCAACGCCCCGACGATTCGTCTAACGGAATTTCCTGAAGCTATGGAGGACGAAGAATGAAATCAGTCGAGCAATTCTACTGGCTGGAACTCAACCCAGACGGCTCAATGTGCAACGACATTCCGCCGCAAGGCCCGTTCTTTTCCAAGGACGATGCGATGAAATGGCTTGTCGAGGATACGGCTGAAGTAGCCAAATGCTCGGAGAGTTCCATGAACGAGAACTGGGAAGAGTGGAGCGGCGATTACATCCTCGTCAAGAGCGTGGGACAATACCGCCCTGTTCCCAAGGTCAGCATCGAAGTGGAGGTGCGCAAGGTATGAGCAAGTTCGCCTCTCTCGCATCTCTTGTCTTGATGCTCGCGCTGTTCCTCACGCTGGGATGGTATTGGCACAAGGCGGCGTATCCCGAACCCGACTTCAACATCTGCCCACTCTGCAACAAATGAAAGAATCCGGCCACTACTACGCAAAAGACGGAACCGCAGTCTTTGAGGTTCCAAACAAGTCGAAGGGCGGAATGCGCCCGACAACGCTTCGTGACGCGAAAATAAACTATTGACTTTCCCAAGCTGATTGGGTTTATTCAATGAATGAATCAATTAAAAAATACTTATCAAGAATTGGAAAGATTGGAGGAAGCGCTGTCGGGGGATCAAAAGCTGAAGCTAGTAGAAGGAATGGAAAGCTTGGTGGAAGGCCCAAAAGAGATAGCAAGACTCAAGAGATTAGACCTGAAAACAGGAAAAGTTGATGGGCTTACCATTATTGGAATAATTTCCAGAAATAAGCATAGGAATGTGCAATGGTTATGCAAATGTAAATGTGGGAAATTAACAATAAAAACAACAACAATTATAAATAAAGGAATGCTTTCTTGCGGATGTGCTACAAATGAAGCGAGGAAGAAAAGAGCAATACACAATAAAACAAATTCAAAAACATACAGAATATGGGGCGGAATGATTCAACGCTGCACAAATCCCAAAAACCATAAATTCCATAGATACGGAGGCAGAGGAATAAAGGTTTGTGAATCATGGAAAAATTTCGCGGCTTTTTTGAAAGACATGGGCGAATGTCCAGATGGAAAACAGATAGACAGAATAAATAACAATGAAGATTACACTAAAGAAAACTGCAGGTGGGCTGACATAAAAACGCAAGCAAGAAACAGATCAAATAACAGAATTATAGAAATAAACGGAGATAAAAAAACAATGACTGAATGGTGTGAAAAACTAAATATGTCACCTATCATGGTTAGGATGAGAATCCATCGTGGATGGAACCCAATTGAGGCACTAACTAGAAAGGCTAGGGTTTGGTAATGAAGGAATCAGGACACTATTACGATAGAAACGGAAATCCTGTATTTGAAGTTCCGAATAAAAGCAAAGGTGGAATGCGTCCAACTACGCTCCGTGATGCCAAATCTCTTGGTCTTTATGGAAGTGTAACTACGATAATGAAGGTGCTTGCCGCGCCGGAATTGGATCGCTGGAAGCAGCAACAGGTCTTGCTCGCCAGCCTTACCCTGCCCCGCCAAGAAGGAGAGACGGACGAGGAATACTGCTCCCGCATTATGGAAGATGCGTTCAAACAAGTGGACGATGCCGCCGACTTGGGAACAAGCATCCACAAAGCTCTGGAACTTCACTTCCAAGGTCAGCCTTACGACTCAAGCATGGAAGCCTATGTCGCTCCGGTGAAGGACTGGGTAGCCAAACACAACGTCAAGTTCATCCAGCATGAGCTTCGCCTCGTCAACACAGAGGTTGGCTATGCCGGAACAACAGATGCGCTTGTAGAGAAGGACGGCATCCTGCACGTGTTGGACTACAAGTCGAGAAAGACAAAGCCCGACTACGACATCAAACCGTGGAGCAAAGAACCGATGCAGATCGCGGCGTATGCCAAGGTTGCCGGAGCCAAGCGTGGAGTGAACCTCTACATCTCCACAACAGAGCCAGGGAGAGTCGGAGAGGCTTGGTATGACGAAGCGACGCTAGAGAAGGAATACAACACCTTCGTCAATGTCTGCAAAGTGTGGCAATCAATTAACAACTACCAGCCACCGAAATGACAGAGGAGCAAACCATCCAAGACTTGAAGAAAGAAATCAAGTCGCTCAAGTGCAGGCTAACCAACGCATTGAAACAGAGAGACGATTGGGCAATGAAGTATGCCAACGCAATGAGTAAAAAAATTGAAAATAATTCTTGCATCACAGACAAGCAAGTCGTAGATTCTATTTCGTCGTCCTAATGACGGATGACGGACAAAAACCAAAAAGATGAACACGCAATCAGAGAACATTGGAGAACTCGCAGCCGCACTTGCAAAAGCGCAGGCTGAAGTCGGAACAGTCCACAAGGACTCGGCAAACCCTTATTTCAAGTCTTCCTACGCTAGCCTCGCGGCGGTTTGGGAGGCGACACGTCCAATCCTGTCGAAGCACGGCCTGAGCATCGTTCAGCTTCCATCGCACGACGAGTCTGGATACTACGTTGAAACCATGCTGATGCACGGTTCTGGTCAATGGATCAAGAGCCGGACATACATGAAGCCAGCGAAGGACGATCCTCAAGGTATCGGTTCGCTCATAAGCTATGCTCGGCGTTATGCCCTGCAAGCGGTGACGATGGTGTGCCCTGACGACGATGACGGAGAAGCGGCAATGGGTCGACCTGCTAGCAAGCCCGCTACGCCTCCGCAACCCGCGAAGAAGGTAGAGACAGCACCCAAGCAGGAAAAACCCGCTGTAGAGGCTCCTAGCGCAAAAGAAGAGGCAAAGATAGACGCAAAGAAGTTCAACGGAGAGAACCACAAGGCGCTCTTCGAGGAACTTATCAAGGCCGACATCACGCCGGACGAGTTCCTTGATACATACAAATTCCTCAAGCACGAAAAGGTTCCGCCTAGCGCGAACGACTTTTTCAAGATGTCAGACAAGACAGCAAGCAACTTTCTTTTTGACGGAATCAAAAAGATTAAAGACGACGTGATCGCATACCGCGCAGTCGGACAACCCTAAACAATACAATAATATGGCTAAAGAAAACAGCGGGTATTTGTCGAAGAACAAATACAAAAAAGAAGATAAACATCCCGACATAAAGGGCAAAATCAATGTGGCTGGAAAAGACTACGAGATTGCCGGATGGGAGAAAACAGGCGATCAAGGTCGTTATTTTTCTTTGAAAGTTAGCGAACCGCGAGTCAAAGAGGGCAGCAAGCCTGTCGAACGAGACGAGATTGATTTCTAGTGGAGAACTAGGCAAAGGGTGGGGCGGTGTTTCCCAATCGCAACCCGCCGCCTCACCCGAGCCTGGGCTTGAATATGGGATATCTAATTTTAACCAGACCGATCAGCGCAACAAGCTGGACATACGGAAAGTGGTTCTCAACGCACGACGAAGCGCAGTTCTGGATACAGACGCTTCCGATTGAGCGGTTCTGCTATCGCATTATCGAACTGAAGCCGGAAATGTTTGAGGAGAAAAAGGTTGAATGCATCCTTGCAGACGACGACGATATCCCCAATGAGGTTGTTGCGCCTCAATGCAGTTTGGACAACGAAGAATGTGAATCATGCCAATAAAACTACTAAAACCTGTCAAAAAACAAACAAGAGTGGCTAAAAAGCTACAGGAAAAGACGCACTACGTTGGTTTCCATATGCCAATACATCTCTACAAGCACCTTCAAAATGCAAGCGCGGAACAGCGTAGATCGTTGAGCGCGGAGATTTTAGTAAGGCTTGAGGATTCCGCAGAACCGGAAGGCTACGAGCGGGACATTTCGTTGGCACAGTAGATGCTTTACCGAAAACCGATGAACACGCAAACACCAAGGTTGCGCGGAACCTTTAAAACCACGCACGGCAGCATGACACGGCAACAACTTGCCGAAATGCTTGCAATCAAGCACAAAACAGAAGTCAAGACAGCACTCAAACTTATTGCTTGCTGTGAGCGAGAAGAAGAGATTGACGAGGACGCACCAAAGAATCATTGGGCGTTGCTTGAGGAAGCCTGCAACATTATCGCTTATTCAGACGGAGATGTTGAGGAACTTCCCGTCGAACTTGTTAAACAAGAAGAAGGAACGGAGAAGAGCATCCTCGACTCCGCACTTAACTCTAGGTTAGACAATAGCTACTCCCGACTCGCGGAACGCTACGACTTCGGCGAGTATATGACCCAATTTCGTCCTAAAGACGGGACAATCCCCACCGCAGAGGACTATGCCGCCGCAATTGGCATGGGCGTGGATATGTCGAGCAAGGGAATGTGGTTAGCAGGAGACGGTATCTCCAACCTCATTCGCCTCGGCCACGAGAATGTCGTGTATCAAATCGCGGCATCTCTGAAGATGTCCTACTCTGCGGTATCCAATTGGCATCGAACAGCCCAACGCATCCCGTTGCACCAGCGGCATGAGATCAGTCCGACTGTTGCAGTTGAGATTGCCACCGCCAAGTTCAGCGAGGACGAGTCGGAGAACAACGCAAAGATCAAGGAACTGATCGACTTGGCCCGCCGTGAGCAATGGACGTGCTCTGAAGCCCGCGCTCACGTTAGAATGGTCAAAGGCAAGGAGCCTCTAGAGAAGCTGGACAAGACCAGCACGACCTGGATCAAGGAGTTCGGCGGGGCAGAGGAACTGCTGATCATCGCAACGAAGTGCGCCATGTGTAACGCAGGCGTTGCTTCATTCCACTTCGCAACCGCTCTGGTGAAAATCTTCCACCAGTTGACTGACAAAACACAAGCAATCCTCCGCGAGTTCCTTCGGGATATGCGCGACGAGGAAACATTTGACGACGAAACAAACGAGATACTTGGAAAGATACTAAAGTGAGCTACTTTAACGAACGCTGGAACCACATGCTCGACCTTGCAGAAGAGTGCGAGCAGATCATTAACCGCAATGGAATCACGCTAATCGACAAGAACGAGCAGGAGATCGGCACGGAGTTTTCGGAAGGCACAGTCAAGAAGATCGAAGAGACACGCGAACTTCTGAAGCTAACCGCCGCACTTGTCCGGTCGCTGGAGAAGCTCATGGATACAAAGCATGAGCCGACTTACTACGCAACCCTCACGGAATCAATCGAGCAAATCGTATGCGGCGAGACGAAGAAGTAACTTGGTGGAGCGTCCTTGGCGCACTTGCCTGCTTAATTGCAATCTTTGGAGGCATTTGCGTCCTGACATTCGGAGCATTGCAGTGGCTTCCGCCTTGGCTTTCCATCCTCTGCATCGTATCCATCTACCTTGGGTATAAATTCGGAGAAACCTACGCAGAAAAACAAAAACAACACGAACAAGATGAGCATGATAGCAACCTCAAAACAGATGAGTGACACCATCGAAACGCTCAAGCGGCAAGTTCGCCGTCTTGAGGAGACAAACTGGAACCTCAAACAGGAGTTGAAGAAGTATGAAAAAGCAAAATAAGAGCAGGGTCAACGAGGCTGGCAACTACACCAAGCCCTCTCTAAGGAAACGACTATTCAACAAGATCAAGGCCGGAACCAAGGGCGGCGATCCGGGGGAGTGGTCAGCCAGAAAGGCGCAACTGCTTGCGACTCAATACAAAAAAGCTGGTGGATCATATCGAGACTAATGAAAAAGCCACAGCAATCTTTGAAAGACTGGACTGCCCAGAAGTGGACGACCTCCAGCGGCGAGCCATCGAAAGGCAAGAAGCGTTACCTTCCGGCTGCGGCGTGGAAGTCTTTATCTCCCTCCGAAAAGGCTGCAACCAACCGAGCCAAAGCCAAAGGCAATAAGGCAGGTAAGCAGTTCGTCAAGCAACCCAAGAAGATTGCGGCAAAGACCGCAACGTATCGGTGATGACCCCCGTGATGGAGGAGGAGGATGAGATTCGTTCCCTCCAGTCCGAACTGAACGAGCAGTTCAAGTTGTTGGACAATAGTGCGGAGCGTGAATACAACCTTCGCGGAACCGTCTTTGAGTTGGTTCGGATGAACGAAAGGTTCGCAGCATTCCTGCTGGAACATTCGCCGCAGGAAGGAAAGAATCTTGTTCTTGAATACCGCAAACTGAAAGCTAGGAAAAACTTATGACATACCAAGAAGCAGTCGAGGAGCAGATTGACGACATTATGGACGACTTCGATTTCGATAAAGTCCATAAGATCATGGAGTTCTTGAACTGGGAATGGATTACAGACGAGGATGGGACTCAAGTTCCGTATATTTCGGATTTGCGGAAGAGGGCGCGATCTTTGCTCCGTATCGCCGCAAAAGAAGGCGGATTCCACGGAAGCGGAGGATTTACAGCGCATTGCCAAAAGGGTTACAGCGAAGAAGAAAACAAGTCTTTCGTTTGGCTTACGCTTTACTGGGGTCTTAACTCAATGAATGACGGCACTTGCCACAATTGATGTTCACGAAGATCGCCCACATTCCACGGCAACACTATGTCTGGGTAGACTCCTCGTTTACGCACGAGGAGCCTCAAGGATTCGTTGAAGCCTGCTGGGTTGGGGTGACTGCCATTCCGGCGAGATGCTGGGGAATCAACGCCATTCTGCGCGAAGGCGGGGCATTGTATAGAAACATACCGCCGCACTTTGTCTCTTTTACGGAACAGGCTGCGCCTTGGACGCTTCAGCAAGCCCAGTTGTGGAACTGTTACGGATGGAACTTCACCACGCTGGAGAACGAGCATCTGTCAGGCCTGCGTGTCTCCGCTTGGATTGACGGCAAGCTCTTTGGCGGGGAGTATCTTTTCTCAGCCGCGCACATAGACGATTCGTATAGCATGACGCCGGAGCAGGATAAGGAGTTCTTCTTCATCAAGTTAGACAACGGCAGACTGACGATCCAGCCGACGAACCGAGTCGTTTTCATTGACAAGTCGTTTATTGTTAACAAGAATCCAATGCCTCGACTTCGATTGAACAACGAGATTTTCAACTGCGAACACATTTATGGCACGAAAGAAAAAAGGTCAGGAGATGGAGTTGACCCCATACGAGACGGCATTCGCCCGCAATCTCGTTTCTGGTCTTTCCTACGCAAAAGCCTACAACGCATCGGGCTATAAGACCACAGGCAACCACAAGTATGCTTACTTGAGGGGAAAGAAGATCGCCAATCGTCCCCATGTCCAGGCGTATATGGAAACCCTGCGACAGTCCGCTTGGGTGAATTCGGTCATGTCTTTCGAGGAAAAACGAATGATGCTCGCACAGATTGCCAGAGCAAAGCCGCAGGACATAGACGAGACGAAGGCTTTTGTCTCCTTAACTGTTGACGCTGACGGCAAGCGAACCCTCCAAGGGCCGAAGGTTGCGGAAAAGATCAAGGCAATCGAACTTGATATGCGAGCCGCCGGAGAACTCGGCGAGGATAACGACCGAACCAACATCGCAATCCAGCTTGTCTCCGAAAGACTTTCGATCCCTTCCGCCGAACCGCTGGCGTTGCCTGATTAGAATCTTCGCGCTCTTGTCTCCTTATCGCGTAACGGCAAAGCAGGAGATAAACATTTGCAGACTGACGCGCAAAACGCTACACGCCGCAAACGGAAAAAGCCCGCTGCCGGATTTGCCGACAACGGGCTTCGTGCTTTTGTCTCCGTATTAGCGGTGGACTGCTAGGCACTCATCTATCCAGTCCATGACAACCTCCATCTCGGCGGCGTTGATTTGCCAATCTGGGACGCCTCCGTGCAGGCACAATCCGTTCCTCGCCGACTCTCCCTCGTTAAGCGTGGAAACGTAATAACTCCCGCCTGTAAACTGCCCGTATTCGGTGAACGGAAAGCGGGCATCGTAGAAGTTGACGATCGGCTCGCCTCCGTCTGTTTGCAGGACTGCCGTGAACGGAATCCCGCGAGATTGAAGTTGTAGTATTTTCATATGGTTTGTGTGGTTTATCTGATCTTGGTTTTTGGGGGATATTTTATGACTCCAACTTCTCCGTTGGAATAGTGTGTGGCATTGGCAAAGTCCCTCCAATCCAGAGGAACAAATCTTTCTCTGAACCATTCCCGCCCGCAGGACAGCACGGAATACCAACCATGTTCGTCGAGATTGTCGATTTCATGGCGGAAGTTGCCCCGTTCGATTACTACGGAGGCATAAGAATATCGCCGGGTTCCTGTATCGGCATGGAACAACATGTCTGTGTCTCCATATTTGAAGATCAGATTGCAATAGTCCCGCCCAATCCTTTTAGTTTTCTTGATGGAATACATAGTCAAATATTAAGCCCAAGTTGCATTCCGAGTTCGCGGCTATAGCACTCTACCATTGCAGCATGCAGGGCCATTTCGGGCGCGGGAGCAAATCGAACCCTGGTTTCTTCTGAATCGGAATCAGGAACCCCATCCACGCAATAGACATGGCAGAACTTTATGACCTTCACCATGGTTTTGGTGGTTGTGCCGTCGATCTCCTCAAACAAGTCTTCGCGTTCGTCTTCCCAAAAGGTGGCAGCCCACCCGTTTGAGTATCCGAAGAGGACACGATTAGGATCGTCGTCGTGCAATAGTTCCATGTCGACGCACATAACTGGAGTTTGACTGCACAATTCTTGTGCAAGGCCTTTGAGCTTTTCGATTGGTTTCATTGGTTTTCTTTCTGGTTTAGGTTAGCGTTCTGCGGGAAGGTTGTGCATGCAGGCAAGCCGCATGGAGAGGTGAAGCTCCATGAACTTCTTTGCCGCTGGTTCTGGATAGTGCGTTGTGAAGGTTTCCCCGATATCATCATCAAAGACAGGATAGACACTATATTTCCATGCCTCGCGTCCGATTACGGTTGTCTGTTCTGCAAGAAGTTCGACAAACCCATCCTTGGATCGGATCACTTCTTGCTGTCCATCGTTGGCTATCTCAAAATCCATGGCGGGACCAACAGTATTGACCCACATTTTGCCAAAGATTTTGGTGTAAGTATCCACAAGTGCGTCATATGCCGCATTGATTGCAAGATCGTGTGTTGTCATTGTATTACTTTCCTTTAAATTTAGTTCCCCAGAATGGCTCCTTGCGTCCTGCGTGATCTACATTTTCTACTGCGCCTGTCATTGTGTGGAACCATGCAAGCAGTCCTGCTCTACGGCATTCATGCATGATGTTGTCCCTTTCCAAGCCATCCTTCACCTTAAAGGTGATGTCTTGCCCATTCGGGAGTTCAATATTCACCCACACTTGTGAGCGATATGCTTCTGCGTCTTCGCAGATTTTCTTTAGGTCTGATATATTCATTTTGATTGTGTGTTTGTTGTTTATTCTGATTTGGTTATGACTGAAAACTCCTTGTCTCCCTTGCGTCTGAATGACAGGACGCGCCCGTCTTCGTGGAGAATGCAAAGATTGGAGTCGAGTTTCTGTTTATCCGCGAAGGCTTCCGCCTCCTGGCGTGTATCGAATTGCAGGATTGCTGGTGGGTTTGCGTGTAAGTATACCATAGTTTTTGAGTGCTTTTGTCTCCTTACTTCACCACGGCGAGAATGACCAACAAGGCCGCGAGATGGAGAAGGAAAAGAGTTGCGAGGATTGTTTCGAGCTTGCTGACTTGCTTTCGGGCTTGGGTGTTTTTGATCCAAGCCGGAGTTTTGTGGTGTTTCATTTCTGTTTAATTCGCTTTGCCATGTTGTGGAGATAGCGGAGGTTGTCGAGTGCTGATCGGATAGCATTGTCTGGAGTGGCCTTCCTTTCATCCATCCAGTTTTCCAATGGGTCTTTGCCTGTCTCGGCTACATCCAAACAATACATTCCCCATCCGTGGAAGTGTTCGATGCTTCTCCCCTCAAAATGGAACCACAAATCTTGAAGAACGGAATCGGTAATCTCATCACCATCCCGTTCATCCCATCCTGCTGCGGGTTGGTAGTCCCCATCGCCAGCAAAGTTGTCCTCAAGGACAATTAGCCAAGTTTTGCCGTCTTGCCTTCCCATTTCGATGCATTGCACGGACTGATGCCATCCCGATTCGCAATCGGAATCACCGCAGTTCCAAGCATTGCCAACATCATCCGGTTCACCATCCCAAGAGAAATCACCCTCTGGTGCGATGCTATCGAAGATATCTTCTCGAGTTATTTTTCTTTTATTGTTAAACAAGAAGTGCTTGTAAGAATCCAACTTGTCACGAAGCCTTGCGATTCGCTTTTCGTTTTTGTCTGACAAGTGCGGGTCGTCAAAATTCGCCCAGTCGATTTCGTTGTCGTCTGGATCGTGACCGCATTCCGAGCAATAAAATTCCGGTTCCAAGCCAGGTTCAAAATATGATCCGGAATATCCAGTCTCAAATTCCATCTGGCCGCCGCATTTTGGGCATGGTGAATTTATGCGAAGTAGTTTTGTGGTTTTCATGGTTTTGTCTCCTTATTATTTAATGAGATTTTTAAGTTCAGCTTTAATTCGCTTAGCGGTTTCACCTTTCCAGCTTGATGCATTGGCAAGGAAATATCTCACAATCCCGCGCCCGCTATCATAGCCAAAGGATTCGTTCACAGATTCCAGGCCTTGCATCGCGTCCAAATATGGAACAGCGCCAAAGTATACCTTTTCCCAATTGCGTTTGATTTCGCTTGCGATGGCGTAAAGCGGACGGGTTTTGTTTTGTTCGATGGTTTGCATAGGTTTTTTATGGTTTGATGGTTTTGTTTTGTGTTTTGAGGGGAATTAGGAATGGATCACAAATCCGCTTGTGTCTTTTTTGGCTTTACCCTTGGCTTTTAAGGCAACAACAACTCCCTTCGGATCAAGAAAGCGCAAATCGGATTCGTCGCCGTTAAATGTCTGGCGGTTTGCATAGCGTTCCGGAATGTCTGAAAAAACAGCCGCCACATTCCCGCCCCTATTCAGGACATCATCGCATTCGGATTGATTGTTTTCTTTACGTGAAAAGGTAAGGGAGTAATTGGCCGGGAGTTTACCGTCCAAATATTCAATCATGCGGGAATGGTTCGGGGTGTAATCATAAAATGGAACATCCTGGAATTCATCCATGATTCCGAATTTATGCCACGGAATATCACTGGTCCCGTTCAATCGGACGCAAGGAAGCATCCCGGTTTTCTTTGCTTTCTTGGCTAGCGCGGCAATGTCTTTCTTTAGATCAGAAAGGAATGATTCACGGTTGCTCAAGAAATAATGGGATTTTTTAAGGCGAGCGGTTTTGACAGAATCAAATGCGCCACGCCCAGCTGAGAATAAGCAAGCGGCCTTACAGCCTGCGGAGGCATGCGGACAAAAATTGCGTCCAGACATGTCGGCTGGGGCCAGATATAGAATGCCTGTCATATAACCTTTGGATTGTCCCTTTTTTGTTTTTGCGTTAGTGTCGATTGATAATAGTTTCATGGTTCGATGGTTTGGATTCACCGTGGCATCATTGCCAGGCTAAAAACTACTCAGCATCTATTGTGCCAACCGCAAACCACCCCGTTTGAACTGTTCAATTTGCACAGCATTTCCCGTGCCATGGCATTTCTTGCCTAGTAAACAGGCAAAGATTGCCGGAGAGGGGAAAAGATTACCTAGCGCGGGGAAGCTCGTGAAGATAGCGCGATGCTGGCACGCTTTGTGCTGCGCAATAGACAAGGGGAAGCAACACGCAAGCCCCACGATAGAAAAACCAAATCAAATGCGAACCCATACAATCCACAAGCAAGCCCCGCTAGTTTCCCGCCATGAATTCCAGGCGGGAGGAAAACAGCATTCCATCACAACGGAATTCAACGCAAAGGCTGAGCCGCTTTCAATCCGGCTTGAAACGGGAAAGGAAACAATCCGGCTTGCTTCATCACAAGGCGCGGCCCTTGCATTCCATGAATTGCGAATGAGCGGGAAGGTAAGCATGGAAACATTGCAACGCTACGCTATCGCATAGAAAGCCTCACAAGCTAACAAGGGAAAGCCCTCGCCGATAAAGCGGGGGTTTTTCTTTGGGCGATTAGTTCAATTCAGAATGAAATGAAACAGGAGAAAGGGAGAATGTTTTACTTTGTAAATACAAAACAGGGCGAGGATTTCCCATCCGGCTTTCCATTTTCAGTCTCAATAACTCAGGCAAAACGCGGGAAAACACCGCGCTTTTGCCATTCTTAATGAGATTACGGTGCATACGGCCAGCAATCGCTCCACGTTGCCCTGTATCGAATCGGTTTTCCTGTCCGCATACTTACCCTTGCTTCACTCTCTCCGCGCAGTTTTAAACTGTTTAACGCAAGGCGTTTCAATTATCCACTTGTGTTGTTATCAGAAGTTATCAAACCGCACGTTGAATTGCAATAGGTTACAGCATCGCGCATCGGCAGGCTATCGTGCAACGTGCAACGTATGCGCCTAGTCCAACGCATAGCGCGAGACATAGCATAGGCTAGCGGCTAGGCAGGCAGGGAGAGCGAGACGCGATGCGATACTCGCCACCCAGCCAGCGCGGGGGGAGAGACGGCCAGCGGGAGAGCCAGGCAGAACGCCAGACCCACCACACCCGTGGCAGGGGGAGGGGGACTTGGCTGCACGACGCTGGGACAAAAAACGACCTAGAGGAAAATCAAAAATTAAAATTCCAAATCGAAAATCAAAATTTAAAATTGAAAATTAAATTCTTTCCTTGTGTCCCTTATGCACCGAAATCGCATTTATTCCGTTCTGCCTGCGGTATTTATCCTTTTCGATAAGTTCTGCGTGTCGATCTGCTTGTTGCAATGCGGCATCTTTCCGCTGTTCCTGCATAGCCTTCTTTCCGCTTATACGGCTCTGTAGCGCGTTTTCTTTGCTTTTCCGATACGATGTAGCGGAACGTGCTTTGCGAATCGTTTTACGGGCTTCTAGCGGGGTTGACTCTACACTCTTTGCGAACTCTACGCTTGTCTGGTGTAGTGTTGCTCTTGTGTGTAGTAATGCGTCCTCGGCAGGACTCGAACCTGCAACCGTCGGGGTAGAATCCCGAAGCTCTGTCCGGTTGAGCTACGAGGACGAAGTTCTCGGTCTGCGAGGACAAGGTTATTTTGCGGACATATAACCCAGAGGAGGTTGGTCTGTGTGCTACTGGAGTATCTGATCCCGCAATCTCTTTAGCTCTTCGATCTCTACGGCGAGGTCTTCGATAAAACTTGGGAGGAGTTCGATCTTTATACTGTTGCCGGATTCGTTCTCCAGTCTGCGCAGGAATAGGAATGTGTCTATCGCGGATTCCTCGATTAAGAGTGTATCCTCCGAATTGGTTGGTTTGGGGGTGGTGCGGTATTTGGGTTTACTCTTCTTCATTCTGTGTCTTTAGGTGCTTGATAAATGTCAGGTCGAATTTCCGCTCTTTCATTTCGTGCAGGATGATCGCAATGTCGGAGTATGCTTGCTCCAAATCCTCTTCCAAGTCCTCGATCTCTTGGGATAGCTCGACAACCTCTTCGTGCAGGTTTTGGTTCTCCTGCATTAGCTGCTGGATCGTCTCCTTGAACTTCTCGATTTGTTCCTTACCAGTCATTCTTCTGACAAGAAGAAGCGCGGTTTCGACGCTACCGCAAAACGTGCCTTGTATCGTTGATGAACTTCCAGGCTCGGCGACTGGACGATACCGGACTTAGTGCCGAAATTCCTGATCGGTAAGTATGCCGTGCTTTTCTTTACTTGTTCTCGCATCTTTTACTGATCGGTAAGATTGTTTGTTTCTAGTAAGAGCACCCTACACCAAAGCGTCCTTTGGCTTCACCCGTCAATTCGGGATCGGTCGTTGCCCGATGTCGGACAGAGCGGTTGCCGGGGATAATTTGAGAAAGAACACCCGCCAAAGTGTGCGTGATCTTGCTTTCCGCTCCTTGGCCTTCGGAACTTACTTGTGCAAATAGAGGCATGGCGGGTCTGCTAAATTACTTCTTCTTAACGCCAGCCGAGCGGAGGGCAATTGCAACGGCCTGCTTGCGGCTCTTCGCCAACGGAGCTTTCTTCGGCCCCTTGGGATTGACGCCTGCGTGAAGCTTGCCTGCCTTGTATTCACGCATGACGGTTCTGACTTTTGCTGCTTTTCCTGCTTTCGTTGTTGGTTTTTTCATATCTTTATTCTTGGTTATTGTTCTCCAATAATTGGTTTACTCTACTGGTGGCAGAATACCGTTTTACTGTCTTCTGTGCAAGCAATAAAGCCTTGAGCCAGTTCACATCGTTGCAGAATGCAATCGGTGCGCAGTATGCCATCCTCTCGACGCAATCCCGCCAATCATTCCGCTCCTGCTCCAGAAGCTCGATGCGGTGCTGCATCTCCAGCAATGCAAGCGTTTCCTCAACTCGGTTCATGCTCTACCTCCTCGAAACGGGCTTGGGACTTGATAAACCTAATCGGGATAACCGGAGTTCCGCCGTGACGGTTGTGCGTGATCGTAAATTGGTAGGCGAACGGATCGTCGCTCTCCTCGTCCTTGCTGACCTTGGTAAAGGAATCGCAGTCCATATAGAACGTCCTCGACTCGCGGACGGCTCCGTTGTCGTTAAGCTGTGCGAGAAGGACAATGCAGACGTTTAGCTCCTTTGCGAGAATCTTTGCTGTCCGGCTGACTTCGGCTACCTCCCTTTCGCGGTTCTTGGGATCGCCGCTGGCTTCCATCAGTTGCGCGTAGTCCACCATAATAATCTCAACTTTGTTCTCGGAGACGAGTCGTCTGCACCGCGCCTTGAACTGCGTGACGTTCATGCAAGCCTCGTCTGCGATATATATAGGGAGTTTAGCGGACTTGTTGATAACTTGGCTAAGTTTGGCGTAATCGCCCTTGTTAAGCTTGCCGTCGAGGAGGTCGGAAAGGTTAATCCCTGCCTTCTGTGCGATATACTTGTCCAGCAGTTCCTCTGCTCCCATCTCCATCGAGATAATCGCAATCGGGACGTTCTTCTCGAAAGCGGGGTTTGTCACCATCTGTAAAGAGGAAGTCGTCTTGCCTGCTTTTGCGGCTCCGGCGATGACGTGCAGGGTGCGGGGACGGAATCCTCGCGTGGCAACATCCCACTTCCTAATGCCGGAATCGTGCCCTCGATTGACCGCTCCGTTCGTTCTAGCGGCCTCTTCCCACCGATTGACGCAGTTGTTCAGCACTTCGCTGATATGGCGCGTGGAGACATTTGTGCTGTTCAGCGATACAATCTCCTTGCTCGCCTCCTCTTGCATCTCCTCGACGTTCTTCGTCATATCCAGAGAGTCGTTCATCATTCTCTGAGATGCAACAAATATCTTCCTGCGAACCATACAGTTCCGCATATTATCGAGGTAATCCTTCCAATTCGCGGAGGTGGGGACGAACGTCGCAACTTCGGTAACGTATTCCATTCCACCAGCACCGACCAATGTTCCGGCACTCTCCAACTCGGAGGTGACGGTGATCATGTCGATTGCCTTGCGGTCGTGCCACAGAGACAGGATGGCTTTCCAAATCTCCTTGTGAGCGAAATGCGTGAAATGATCGTCTGTGACGCGATCAATCGCCTTGTCGATTATCTTCGGGTGGGTAATAACGGAGCAAAGGAATCCCTGCTCCGCTGCCAGATCGGCGGGTAGTTTTTTGTTCATCACCGACAAGCATACGCTTTCCGTTATGCCCGTCAACAAATCTTCTAGCGGGACATCCCAAAGATGTTTAGAAGGTCTTGAAATGTAGCGGTTGAGCTTGGGGAAATAAATTCCTCCTCGTATTCGTCGGTGTCCGGCTCTTGGAGAAAACCTTGCTTGTAGGCCGTGTCGTAGGTTGTATTGAAGAACTTGAGGAGGCCAGCCTGCGTAAAGGTAATCGTCTCTTTGGATAGCGCGGGATTCTTGGACAGATACAATTGCAAAAGTTTTTCTTTACTCATCGCTAGAGTATAATACGTTATTGGATAACAATAGAAGGAATTTTATATGAACTATAGAGGATATACTCCAAAAGGCGGAATGACGAAAGAAGCTTTTGATCTGATTATGGGTGGCAAAATTGCGGCTCAAGAGGAAGAGGCTGAAAAGGAAATGATGAGGCTTCAAGACCCAAATTATGTTAAGGGACTTTCTGCATCCGAAAGAAAAGATAGAATGAGAAAGCTTTTTGTTGGAATGGGTCCGCCTCTTGCAATTTCAGCAGGACTTCCAATGCGATAATTTTGTTGTGAAAAAGAAATCTTCCAAATCGCAATACGAAGGATACCCGCCCAAGAAGGATATTCCGAAATACACGGACAATTACCGCAGCATCTACGACAAGCGACTTGCTAAGAAGATGCAGAAGAAGAAGACGTTCCAGTCTTTGAATCCCTAAATCTTACGTAGCTCAATTCCGAACTTCTCGGCAATCTCCTCGGTCGAGGAATCAAACTCGTAGGATTCGCCGTAAACAACACGCTTAATCCCGTAGGAGGCTATCGCCTTAAGGCAGTCGTTGCAGGGAAGGGTCGTTACCGCAATCAGCCCGCATTCGTCAGGTCGGATATACCGCAGCGCATTCTGCTCGGCGTGGACTACAAACTTGCGGCGTTGCTCTCGGTCAGACCAATCCTCCGGCATTCCAGCAGGGAAGCCGTTGTAGCCGACAGAGGCAATCGAGTTGTCCTTGCGTAGGATGCAAGCCCCTACCTTTCTCCACGGGTCTTTACTCTTCTTCGCTACGGTTTTCGCTATCTCCAGCGCGTATTCGTCGTATTGCATATATTGCGGTTTTTGATTTGAAGCAGTCGATTTTTTCGACCGGATATTCACTCTAGTTCAAATCAGACTTGAAGTATATCGCAGATCCTACGCAATTCGCCAGAAGAGTTGAGTTATTCGTCAATTCGCAGGTCAATTCGTCAAGGCAGTCGATTTATTTTCGTAGATACGGTTTACTCGTAATGCACGATTTTGTCCAAGAGTTAGTCAATACGATACGCATTTTAGTCAATCCAGACTTTCCGCTCTGCAATCTGTAACGAGTCTGTTAACTGCTCGCTCGCGTTGCATCGCTTGCGCTCTAGGGTATCCCACCTCACGGGATGCTTGCTATATTTACGGTGGAGAGCTTGGGCATAGCAGTTCCCTACCACTTAGAGAACTGCTCAATGCTTCAACATTTCCGTATGGAGCCGCTTGTAACATTTTTAGAACTGCACGTCCAGAGGTCGTCCTTAGCCTAGACTAACTTAGTTTACCCCTTTCGGGGAGAGCCAGTTCAGTTCGCAGTCTCAGACATTGCTGCCAGAGTCGCTTTAAGTCGGTAGTCTTTTAACCCTCCCGACTCCTCTCCTTCACACGGGAGTCCTTTTCAGGTTGGTTCCGTAGTCAGGGATTGAACCTGCCGTGCTACGCTCGCCCTAACTGCGAGTTCTTTGTCGGTTACTCCCCTACGGTTTCAGCGCAAAGAGATGACCCGCTTAGTAACGCCAGCTACCAAGCGGGTCTATTCTCTTTGCTGAAAATTAAACCAATTTGAGTCTGGCGTTCCTCATTAGGATGCAACCAATTTACACTTCTGCACGAAACTGTCAAGTCCCGACAGTTTATCTCAGAAAAATGTATACAAGTTTCGGACAGAAAAACCGCCTTGAACTCTGCGATCTATTGGGTAACAATAACTGGAGATGAACGCATTCCATTCCGGCTGCATAGGCGACATTATCTATTCAATCCCCACGCTGAAAGAGCTAGGCGTGAAGAAGCTCTTCGTAGGAAACAGACCTTGGACAAAGCCGATAGAGCATCGCATTCCCGCATTCAAGAGATTGCTGGAGGAGCAAGGCATATCGGTTCACAAGCATGAAGGCGAAAATATCGACTTCGATCTCTCGACCTACAGGAACGGCGGGATGCGATACGGCGAGAACATCGCAAGCAGAGTAGCAAGATGGATGATGGTGAAGCCAGACTTGGACAAGCCTTGGCTCTCCGTGCAGTATCCAAACCCATATACAAAAGGAAAGATCGTCATCTCTCGCGGAGCTAGGTGGCACGGAGAATACTTTCCGTGGAAGCAGATCGTTGAGGAGTTCAAAGACGATCTCGTATTCGTTGGCCTGCCGGAAGAGCATCACACATTCTGTTCGCTATTCGGGAATGTCGAATACTTGCCCACAAAAGACCTGTATGAAGTCGCGCAGGCTATTGCTGGTTCGGACCTCTTCATCGGCAACCAAAGCTCGCCTAACGCCATTTGCGAGGGATTAAAGCACGACTGCATACAAGAGTGTTGTCTATATGCTTTCGACTGCGTTTTCTTGAGGCATAACAAGCAACATATCACTCACGGCGAATTGTCGTTTACACACGGCGCAAAGTCATTTAACGCCTCACCAAGCTATCCTAAACACGGACAGAGAATCGTCTTCAACAACTACGAATACAAGGCCAACCAACCGCATCTCTGCGTTGCAATGTTGCGAGCGGACTTGATTTTGCAAGGACAGTCGTATAGTGTGGAAGAGATGAATACTTGGGTTGAAAGATATTAGGTATGGCTACGATTAAATTGCAGGACGGAAAGGCAGTATTAAAAGACGGAAAGATCGGCTGTGAATGCTGTTCTTGCATAGGTAAATCAGGATTAGATCCAAGCAGACATTTAGTTTTACCAAGAAGTGTTGCTAAAAACTTTTACGAAAACGCCACAACATTAACGCTCGAAGCAAATATTTCTTGGGTTGGAATAGCGCAATTTTTAGAACAACCGACTGATATATTCTATAACGTAGTAGATACACAAACAGTTAATTTGTCTAAAGATTCACTTGCTAAATTATATTGTGAAATTAGATCAGGGTCTGGACGCCTCAATGGGACGATAACTAGTGGAGAAAATTCCGCAGCCCTTATTATTCCATTTTATTGTCTTTTCTTCGTTTCCGGAATATACTCAGGAAGTAATTTTGTTTCGGCCCCAAGAGCGCAAAAGCTAAATAATCAACCAAATTCAGATTTAATAATAAATACGCAGTTTAACTTTGACACACGAACTATCTATGGAAACCTAATCGGAGGAACACTTGATTCCTCAAGCGCAAATCTAATTCCTTCTGGTTATTCTTCGCTAGATACTACAATGGATTTTAATGTTCTTGGAAATTCTAGAAAACTTCCATTAAGAATAAATTATGAATCAGCCGGAACGCCTGTAAAAAATATTTCCGCAGAATTTAACTTAACAATTTCCTGATGGTTATTTTTCAAGCAATGTCATTGTTTGGTGGTAATGATTTGTTTCAGTTGTTCTACCTAACATGCTCTAATTTTTGCTTGCGAAATATAGGAATAACGCCATCTATATTCGCTTGCGATAAAACAATATCTGTAATAAACAAATTCGACCTAAAATACGATCAAATAATAAATTGTAATTTTAATGAATGCGCAAAGGGGGCGCAAATAAAACTTAATGCAATATTAAAAATGCCTGCAAATTCTGCAATATGCGATGCTGACGTATTGTTTTCAGTTCCATTTTCACTTAAATCTCCGTCCGCTTTAAATTCTGAAAAGGTAAAATTATACAGAAAATATAATAATTGCGATTATATAATAAAAAAATGCATTCCAAAATCTGGAATTACAGCAAATGCCGGGTTGTTATATTGCGAAGAAAAAGATTTATTCGATGAATATGCTACTCGAGCATTAGCTCTTGATAGAGAATTTACATTAAGTGGAAACGATGATAATGGAATTTGCTTTGAACAGATGTTCTGGGAAAGATTCTGGGAAGAAAAAAAAATACAGACCAACTTTATCGCAACACAGTCAGATAACGATTACAATGGAATTTTAGAAATGTATCAGAATCACGGGATATTTCACCCAATAAGTCTAATAAAGAGAAATCCTGAAATGATAAAAAAAGCTGTTGAGATAACAAAATCTACTCAATTTAAAGATGAGTTTGAGCACGTTTTGAATAAGCATTTTCCTTCAATTTTATGTATTGTCAATTTCGCTTAAAGCTAAACAATATTACAAATTGCGATTTACGTCTCTATGGCGGAAATCCATCAGATAAAGAGTGCTCTGATTGTATTGAAAAAAATCAAAATAATGTAGAATATGCAATAGAGCTTTTCAAAAAACTAAAACGCACCCATCCGGAAAGTGTTTCAAGAATAAGCGGTTGCTGCGACTCCGCGATGAATTACATTGAATAGCCTATTGTTAAACAATATAGTTCCGCGATGAATCCGATTCCTACGACAAACGCAATGAAGCCAGCCCCCGGCAAGGGCGTATCGTCTTTCCCAACTCCAGTAATCAAGGACACAGTAATCGTAGAGGTAGTCAATGCGTGGAAAGGCGACTACCAACCGCTGGAATACGGAACGAAGTGGGACGACGTTCCTCACGCTTCAGTTCAAGGAAGCTATCCAGACCACAAACTGATTAGCCAAGCCCCGAACAGCGAGGACGGTCAATGGGTAAAGCGAATCTGGGCGAATGACCGAGTAGACCAAGACACCTACAATTACGCGATCAAATACAGCGGAGGATCGGATGCGCACCCGATTTACATCAGAACATATCTACTTCCTAGAGAAACATACACTCCGGTTCCAGACCTTTCTCCAGACCCGCTATTTCCGGGTGCATTTCTTGTAGACGAAGAGGTTGCAAGAACAGAGGGAGAATTTGATAGCAGGTATGTTCAAGTAACGCGAGTCTACGAAACATTGCCGGGGCCAATCATTCCAACGCAAAGATATAATGAGCGAGGAGATATAGAGACAGTCAACACCCAGACGGTTCCGCCTGGGACATTGCCTGATCCTGACGGACTTCTTGTTACGCAGAGTCAAGTTGCATTTGAAGATGTTAGCAAAGGAACAAAAACAACAGCTACCGTTGAACAGCACAGCACTCTTGGTGGCGGATCAATAGGATCAGGTTTGCTTGGAAGGACTACGCTTTCAGATCAAATTGTTTCTCCATCAACCCCTCCAGATCAACTTACATTTACTGGAAGCGGTGGCGTCATTGAGTCAAATGTAACTCCTATATCCGCAACGAAATCAAAGAAGACAACAATTACATCATCTGGTCCAGTGCAGCTTGGTTCATCATTGTTAGCGAACACTCCGCTAGGGCTTGTTCCAGCAAGTGCTACTAAAAGCATAGTTGCATCGGCTGCACTTACATCAGACCCAAACAATGGATTGCAAGTAATTGAAGACAAAATTGAAGCACTAGACGCCGTTAAATCGCAAAGAGATTTAGTTCGCGTTTCAAGTTGGCCGACAAATGTTGGAGTTGATTACGATGAGCAACTTGGAATTGGAATCTATTATCAAGAAACAATAAGAAGCCCAAGTGAATACAAGGATGCGCAGAATCCAGAAGACTTAGCTTTCGTTGATTACAAACCAATTGATCAGTGGAAAAGTCTAAGACGATCATATAACATGGAAAAAATTCGTAATTCGTTTAACAAACAATATTACGAAATTCCAACACGGGTTGAAATAAAATTGCCAGACAAGCTAAAGAGGGTTATAATGTATTGGGGGAGAGATTACGGGGCTGGTTCAGGCGGAGAACTCGGAGGCGGCGCTTCAACTGGAAGCTATTCTAAATCAGAAGAATCAAATTCAAGAGAATCACAATCAATAAATGGAGATATTTATTTTGAAATAGAGGCCGGGTTTAATGGTCCGGTTAAAGGAAAGACGCATATTTTCTTTTTGCCAATAGACGCTGGAAGGGTTGAAGAAGAAGACATACTTGACAAATTAAATGATTTTGCGCTGAAAAAAAACACACTTCCTCCAGGTCAAGAAAGCCCTGTTATTCCAGAAGAACCATATAAAGAGTGGCCTTATCTTAAAACAAAAACAGAAAATCTTGTTATTATTTCTGGCAGTAAAGCAAAAACAACCAGTAAATCAAAAACAGAAAATGTAAATATAAATGGATTTTCTAGCTCGGAAGCAATTAGTTCTTCATTTGATATAAATGTCGATGTTAAATCAATTAATATACCTGTAACGCTTCATCCTGAGATAGAAATTGAAGAAGATTTCACTGGACCGGACGGGCCGCTAGTTCCAACACATGGAATTAGACCAAATATAATCCCAGCAACAGAACCGCCTAAATTTCCAGTTGGTAAATATCTATACTCATCAAACGTTGAATTATACAAATATGGGTTTGTAAAAGTAACCGCAACAACTGTAGAAATAACAGAGGAGCAAATATAATGTTTCCAACACTTTCGCAAAATAAGACATCTGCCTTTGCGCAGAACATGAATGTTCGCATACCAGATAAAGGTAATTTTGTTTCTGGCGGTCAATACATTCCGATTGCAGGGCTGAACACTATTAATGGAGCAGAGGAGCCAGCAATCGGGCAATACACACCAAGAGCGCCGACAAGCGGAACTTATGTTCTAGGCTCCAGAAACGGAATAATCCAATGGATCGCAACAGAGGAGTGTGATTGATTTTGTTCTTGAAGGTTATAAGGATGCGGAATACTAATCTTTAAAAAAGGAGAATTATATGATTTTAAAATCAAGCCCAGAAGCAAAAAGAATTAATGATGAATGGTGGGCGGCTGCGAGAAAACCGATTGAGCCAAACCCAGAACTTAAAAAATTAAAGAGAGATCAGGCCCGCTCAATGGAAAGGTCTTATTCCCTGCTTGAGTCAGCGTATGGAAGAATTTTGGGTGGCGATGGAGGAGGTGCTGGTGGAGGCGCTAAACCGCCTCCAACTACTGGCGCTGGTGGATTTTATGGATCAATGGGAGCGTTGGAGCAGGCCAGCATGAGATTGGCTGATGCCGCGCTTGGAAGGGAGATGCTTTTGGAGGAGCATAAAAAAATGGGGGGAAGTAGATATTCTGGTGGTGGTGGCGGCGGTATATCTTTTAAATCTACAGATTATCAAGATTCAAGCTCGGGTGCTTCTAAACAAGTAAAAAATCCAAATTATAAGATTATTGGAAACGCGCTTTACTTTAAAACTCCACGCGGATATTCAAGGGCTGCCGCCCCGCCGCGTCCAAGGTTTATTAATGTATAGCAAAATACAAATAATTTAGAGTTAAAATTATTAAATGAGAACAACTCTCGGAGAGGCAAAGCAACAACTTTATACTGCCGTTGTTCCAAATCTTAATTCGCAAGAGAATGTAGATAGGTTTACGTCCTATCTCAATCTTGCGCAGGAGAGGTTGATCAACAGCGGAAAGTGGAACGGAACTATATTCCCCGTTCGATTTGTTTCTCCAGAGGGAATTGTTACGCTTCCTCGCAGATTTATTTCCGCTTTGGCTGCGAAGTGGGTTAAAGACGAAGCCAGCGCACCGATTCGCATTCGCAACGGGTGGTTCACATACCTTACTCCAGTAACCGATCTGTGGAGTGCAACCTATTGGCCCCGCTATGGGTTCAACGAGACATTCATTGACGATCTTGGAGACGGGTTCTGCACGTTCAAAGATTCGCCCTACGAAACCTACAAGTTGAAGATTGCGATTGATAATGCTGCTGATGTAGGAAACCAAGTTGTAATCAAAGGCAACGACCAGAATGGAAACGAAACCACAATGAAGGTTACGCTGGTTAATCCTGATATTACTCCAAACGAGATTTTCAAGGGACAATTATCAATGTTCCAGAAACCAATCACAAACGGAGGCATCAAGCTTTACGCTGTAAACGCCACCAATCCTGCCGAAGAGGAGTTGATAGGCGAATACGAGGATACAGAGACAACAGCAAGCTACAAGCGTTATGCTGTGCCTAACGAGCCATCAGTCGATTACCTTGATGTTCTGTGCAAGATTCGGTATGTTCCGTGCATTAAAGATACCGACGAGGTTTTGGTATCCAATCTTGGAGCATTGAAGAATATGTTGATCAGCCTGCGATACGAAGACGAAGCCGACTTGGAGCGATCTGAGATGTTTTTTATGAAGGCGTTGCAGTTGCTTAACGGCGAGACAAAAGAAACTCGCGGAGGATCGCGGTGGACGCTGAACATCGACCCGGTTTCAATGCAGTTCAATAACCTTTGGCCTGGACGATAAAGCATGGCTACCTACGCGCAAACCCCAGGACTTCTCAATATTAAGGCTGTTACAGGCACAGACTTCTCCTGCCAACTTAACTTTGGAACAAATCTTTCCGCATATACATTTGATTCCGCTATTGTTTTACAAGAATACCCAAACAAGCAAGAGCAGGCGATAACCGTTACAGTAGATAACGCCGCGCAAGGAATCATCACGCTTTCCATCACGGATACGCAAACATCCGCCCTTGGAACATTCTCTAAGAAGAAGTGGTATCTGAACTGGAACGTCAGCGGGATCAAACAAACGATTCTCGCCGGATTGTTTGAGTTGTCAGACATTCCGCTCGGACAGAACGAGGTTACATCTACGGGTATTACGATCAACACGCAGAGCGTAGATGTTACGCTATCAGCCTTCTCAAACGCGGCCTTGGACGGAAAGCAACCGCTAAATGCCGCGCTAACGCAAATCTCTGGATTAACTCCAAACAACGACGATTTCTTGCAAAGGAAGGCTGGGGCTTGGACAAACCGCTCAGTTGCCCAAGTCTCACAAGATTTAGGAATCGGAAACAAGCTGGATTCCACGCTCGTCAGCGCATTCGGGCTTGATCTTATCGACTCGCCAACAGCAGGAGATGCTAGAACAACTCTTGCGCTTGGAACAATCTCAACGCAAAACGAGAACAATGTTTCAATTACTGGCGGAACGATTAGCGGGATAACGGATATTTCGCTCGCTGACGGCGGAACAAACAACTCGCTTACTCCTGCAAACGGAGGCGTTGTATACAGCACGGCAACACAGCTTGCAATCAGCGGGGTAGGAGCAAACGGGCAATACCTTCGTTCAAACGGAGCCGCCGCTCCTACTTGGGAAACTCCTTCCGCTTCTGCTGTAACAACAACGATCTTCAACAACAACACAGCAAACCGCGAGTTCTTCCCCGTCTTTGCATATCAATCCGCAGGAACAGCAACAACACTCTACGGCTCCAGCACGAAGCTGAAGTTCAACCCAAGCAACGGGTATTTTACTGCGGACGGAGGGTTTTCTGTCGGTTCTGGAGATTTACAACTTCGTGGTGGTGGAGGATTTTCACATGGTGTTTATTGGAATAATGATATTATTTTCAATGCAGAAGATAGTGAAATAAGGGCCATTGGAGGAAATACTGTAGCATATTGGGATTCAAATGGGATGTATATTGAAGGAACAACAAGCAAAAATGTTCCTTTAATATTGCCGGATGGAATATATAACGACAATCGCGGAGCATACATCATCGTCCGCCTTTCTGCCTCCGCGACAACGAACGGAACAGAACTCCGCAATGCCTACGCTGCGGCAAAGACATTTACTCCTAATTCGCTCGCATTAAGCGCAACAAACCGCGCTACAGTTCTCCTTCTGCCAGGCCGCTACGACCTCGGCACGACCCCATTGGCTATGGACACGGAGTTCGTGGACTTGGTTGGACTCTCCGAAGAACCGAAGCACGTCTTCATCACAAGCCAAGTCGTTCTCTCTGATAGCGGAACAATCGTGCAGACGGCAGACAACGTGGTTATCCGAAACGTCAGCATAGACCGCACGGGAGCGCCTGCTGGCTCTGGAGCGGGAAGAACTGCGGCATACTTCCCAAATCGAACATCAACTGCGATCCAGGCATGGACATCAAACGGAACGCTTGCAACAGTTACATCCAACGGACACGGATTGCAGAACGGAGACTCGGTTCGTATAACAGGGTCTGGCAACACAAGTTTCGACGGAGTTTACACCATAACAAGAATTGACGACAACTCGTTTACATTTCCTTCTACGGTCAACTCGTCTGGACTAATCGGCACGGCAACAGAGCGATTTGACGATACTTATATCGAGAACTGCCGATTCAGCGGAGACAGCAATAGCGGGATGAGGCAAGCTGTAGAATACGCGGGAACATATCGTAGATGCGTTGGAGGAACCGCATCATTTGCAGGGCTTACTACTGGCTCGGGAGCTATTGCTTCTGGATTATTTGAAGATTGCACGGCTGTAGGAAGCTCTTTTGGCGGAAGCGGAGGAAATGCAAGCGGAACATTTACAAGATGCGTTTCTGGGTCTGACTCTTTTGGTTCAATAGCATCTGGAACATTTACTGATTGCACGGCTGGGGCGACAAGCTTTGGAGGTCAAGCTGGAGGATCGGCATCTGGAACATTCGTGCGATGCACGGTTGCTGGCGCAGGATTTGGATCAAGTTCTTCCGGCGGAACTGCTACTGGTTCATTCACCGATTGCACAATTACAAACACATCTTCCTACGGGGGCACATTTACAGGAACAATGCGCCGTTGTCGTTTTGTGACTACAGGAACCAACGCAAACGCGCTACGCGTAGGCGCAGGAGCAAAGATATTCGACTCTACGTTAATCGCCACAGGAACAGGCAACAGCATTACCGCAGGAAGCGCGGTCACAATCTCTCTCGCTGGATGCCGCATGAACCGCGACGTCAACGCCAACGTCAGCAACAACCTCGGCACATTAACGGAGAGCTACAACTTGATCGACGCGGATATAGACTAAAGGAGACTTATGCCAATTTCAATTCCATTACCAATAGCTAAAGGAGGAACGGGGCAGGCCGCTACAGGGGCGGACGCCTTTTCAGCAGGATCACAATGTATTGCAACACAGCAGGGATGTGTTTCTGTGGGGTTTGGAAATCAAGCAACGGGAGCAGATAATTGTTCAGCTATTGGAAATTCAAATATTGCGTCAGAAGATCAGGACTCGGCGTTTGGATATCTAAATCAAGCAATTGGCGGCGCTTCATCTTCAGTCGGGCATTCAAATACATCAAGTTTGCTATTATCAAATTCCTTTGGAGCATACAACTGGGCATACGGCACACGCTCCAACGCATTTGGATACGGATGCTACGGAGGCGGGGCAAACTCCTCTGCCTTTGGATATCGCAATACAATCACAACAACCGGAATCAGCGCGAGTTCTTTTGGATATCTAAATACATGCGGAGGAGACTCGGCGGTTGCTATTGGGTCCGCGAATAATGCCAGCGGGTTGGCTGCAAGCGCAGTAGGAGCGTCGAATTCCGCAACTGGAACTCTTTCTGGAGCATTTGGGTTGGGGAATACGGTATCAGCGTCTGATGCTATTGCGTTTGGAAGAAATAATAATTCAACAGCGCAATTAGCGGTCGCGTTTGGATATGCGAACAGTTGCACACAAAGCAACGCGGTAGGCATTGGATTTAACAATAGCGCAACTGCTGCGGATGCAGTTTCTATAGGAAGAAACAATTCAGCATCTGGAGCGGATTGTTCTGCGCTTGGAAGATTTAACGATGTTTCAGGTCAAGGTTCTTCTGCTGCTGGTCACAACAATACGATTGCAGGCAACTTTGCTTCGGCGCACGGAAGATACAATACATCTTCCGGCGTTGCATCCACGACATTTGGGGATACAAACATTGCGTCTGGAGAGAACTCCTGCGCGATAGGAAGACTCAATATTGCGAACTCAAAATCCGCTCAAGCCTTCGGAACGTTCAACTTTGGATACGGGGAGAATAGCAGCGCATTTGGATACGGAACGAGGGCGTCTGGAGCAAACTCATCAACATTCGGATACTTTGCTAGAACAACCGCAGCCAATACGTCAGAGTTCGGATATTGGCCTAGCACAACAACTCGCGGAGGATCTGTTAGAACAGACTCTTCTGGAACCGCCGCACTTACCTACAGCACAAGTTCTACGGCACTAACAGACGGCGGGGCTACAGCAGGGTCTGAAGCGGCAGGAACGCTTCCTCGCGGGATGTGCGCCATCCGTCACGACGGAGACGGACAGACGTTCTTGGACGTCAACGATGCCGGAGTAGTAGAGACGAAGAATATCACGTCCATCTTTGGACAGGCTACATCTGGGGCTGGTTCGGTTGCAGTTGCAGTCAGCGGAACATATTACAAGCTAACCACAGCAGCCACGCTGGATTCCGCGAATACATTGCACATGGCGTTGAACGCTGGACAAATCACGCTCCAGAATACATCCGGATACACGCGCAGGTTTCTTGTAACAGCCTATATCAACGCAAGTTCAAACAACCAGAAGACGATGATAGGCTTGCGAATCGGCAAGAATGGAACAGATTACGCAGGCTCCGAGGCTCGCGGATTCAGCGATGACACAGCCCACCCAACCGGGATCACATCCAGTTTCATCGTATCCTTGGACGACGACGACTACGCGGATATCTACGTGACGAACCACACGGACACCGACACAGTAACAATCAATGCGGCACGTATTATCGCGCACTCTATTGATTAGTCTTGATCTAGGGATAGAAGCATTTATTGTCCAACAATAAGGAGAAAAAAGTATGGCTAGCAGATTCGCAGAACTTCGTAAACTTGAGGAAGAAGAAAGACGCAAAGAGGCTGAAAACTTGCGTTTATCTAAAAAAGATACAGAAAGGCTTTTAGGTAAAGACTGGCGAAAAAGACCTCAAGGAGTTCTAGTGAGACAAGAAAAGAAACTTTCTGAGCAACGCGCTAAAAGAAAAGCTGAAGTCGAGAAGGCCGCTGAAGATATGCGCAGCGGAAAGACATCTGGCTTTGTAGGAAAGGCTGGACGCGATCCTTACGCTGGTGTAGAGGGACCGCTTCCAATGTATAGAACTCCTGAAGAAGCTGAAGCAGCAGGACAAGCGCGATACATTTCTCCAGAACAAGAGCAATATATGCCAGCACAAGCATATGTTGGAAAGTCGGAGCAAGAGCGAGCCGCGATGGAAACAAGTGGCGAGTATCCGGAAGTTGTTCGATTCAAGCCAACCGAAGGAAAGGGTGTAGAGGTTCGCAGGGCGATTCCACAACAGCGAGTCTTCAAGGCAATGATCGAGGGAAAGCCAGAGGAGAGCCAAGTATTTGACACGGAGGCTGATGCTAAAGCTTTTATTAAGGAAAAAGGCGGAAGAGGGGCGGTCGCATCTGTTCGCGGAACTCCAGAAGAAATGGCTCGCTATAAAGAAGAATCAAAAGCTGGAGAACGAGAGAAAGAAAGACTTTCAAAACTATACAAGCAACGTCAAAAGGAAGCCCAAGGCCGCGTTGCAAAGGCACGGGAAGCCATGCAGGCTTACGACGAAGCAACAACTCCCGCTCAAAAAGAATCCGCTAGAGCCGGAATTGAGGCCGCAAGACTTGAGTCTGCAATGGCTCAGTCAACTCGCGGAATGTCTGAAGAGCAGAGAAAGAAGTTTGCAGAAGGGCTTGGCGGTGTGCTTGAACGTAGAAAAACAAGAGAGCAAGAGTGGGAGAAAAGAACAGAAAAGGCTCGCGCAGAATCTAGGGCGCAACAGGCAACGGCTTCGGAGGAAAGGGCAATAAACAACCAACTCAAATTCTATAACCAACAACTTGGAACGTTACGCAGAGCGTATAATCAAGCCCGAAGGAATAGGGATGAAGGTGCGCTTTTTGAAATAGGGCAGGCAATTGATGCGTGGAGTGCTGGTGTTCCAGAAGACCCAAAACAGCAAAGAGATGCCGCAAGACGAGGAATATTAAGGGAAAAATTTGAACAACTTGAAAGAGAACGCAGAAGAAGAGAAGAGCTTGCAAGAACTAACCCAGACGCCGCAAGGTAAATAAAATGTCAAATAAAAGAAGGACAACCTCATTTAACGAAATAGACATGTATCGCGGCGGCTATAGCCCATTTGAGGCCGCTGGTCAGAGAGCGTTGTCTAGAGAGCCAGCTGCGTTTGATTACACGGAATTGGATAAAAGGTATCCAGTTCAGGGGGTAAGACCTATTGTTCCTTCATATATTCAAAAGCAAATAGATGAAGAAGAGGTTATTCTTAAATCTCAAGAACTTGAAATGCGAAAACGCGAGGCTCAGTTAAATATTTACGACTCGCAGTTAAACCAAGAGCGAGCGATGTATGAGCAGATTCCAATGGCTCGACAAGCATTGGCGGAACTCAATCCTGCTGACGATGATTTCTTAAACCAACTTATTGCTCAACAGGCTAGCAATCCTCTTGCATACGAAAATCCAGACTTTCAACAAACAGTTGTTAACCCGCTTATCCGTCGCCACGAAATGCTTCAACAAAACAAACTTATCATTCAACGCGGGCAACAACCTCAGACAGAGGAGCAAAAGCAAATAACTCCATCCGATTATCAAGATATGGTTGTTAGGAGAAATGCCTTGCTTGGGAAAAAGAAGCTTGAAGAATTGCAGACAGAAGACCCAGATACGGCATTTGCTGTTGAAGAACTTAATCGAATGATCTTCCAATACCAGCAACAGAATGCTCCTCGCGGTGGATTCGGAGGAATGCAACAACCCGCACCAAGCGGAACTCCAATTCCTTCAGCAACTCCAGCGCCACAAGGCGGTGGATTTAACGCATTGCGCTCGTTCATCGGAGAGTAGCAAAGTTCTTGGAAACAATAACCATTGCTGTATAGTAGGCCGTTATGAGGTTTCCAACTTGGAAGGAAGTAGAATCTGATCCAGAATTCCAGTCTTTAGAACCCACAAAGAAGAGAGAATACTTCGGCAAGTGGAGCAAGACTGCGGTGGATCGCGCAATGCAGCAAGGGTTGTATCGAGACGAGGAGTTCGCTTCTGGATTCACGGGATGGTATAACCAAAAAGCCAAGGAGTATGGTGAAGAGGAAGAGGTTGGTGACTTCCAGCAACTCTCCGCTAAATATAAAACACCTAAAGAGGTTGGTGTATTTGAGGGAATATCAAACGCTGCCCGCAATGCATTTGCGTCTTCGCAACAAGCACTCGCTGTAACTGGAGGTGTAACACCAGAAGAAGCGCAAGAGATTTCAAAGATTGAATACGAGAAGAACGCACGGCAAGTTTCTCCAGACTACAAGGCATACCAAGAGGCTGAAGGCTGGGATGCGGTAAATGCGTTCATCAACAATCCCGTCGAGGTTACGACAAACATCGTTGCCGAGGGATTGGCTGGCAGTCTTCCGTCTCTTGGAGCGGGATTAGCTACTGGTGGCGTGGGTGCTGCCGCAGGATCGGTTGTTCCTGGCGTGGGAACTGGCGCTGGCTTTATTGCTGGTCAAGTTGCTGGAACATTTGCCGGATCGCTTGCTACGGAATACGGAAGCAAGGTTCTTGAAGAGTTGCAGAACGAGGGAATGGATTTGACCAACCCTCAAAGCATTACTGAATTCTTTTCAAACCAAAAGTTAGTAGATGCGGCAAAGGAAAAGGCTCTAAAGAAAGGCGTTCCTATCGCTGCATTTGAGGCCGTATCTGCTGGTATCGGTGGAAAGGTAGCAAAGATTCTTGGAACAGCATTCAAGACAAAGACACGCGATGCTGCTGCTGAAATGGTTACGCAGGCCGCTCTAGGAGTCGGTGGAGAGATTGCGGGAACAACCGCCGCCGGAGACGAGTTTGACGGAAAGGAATTGTTTGCCGAACTTGCTGGCTCTATCGGTCCTGACGGTGCGCAGATCGCAATCGGAAAGGCGCAGCAGATTCTTTCCGATCGCCGCAAGCAGAGACAGGTCAAACAAGCGGCAGAAACCGCCGAGAAGCTTGAGAATAGCGATGCGCCACTTACGGCGGATGCGCTCAAGACAACCGTTGCGAAGAATATCGTTGAACAAGAAAAACAGACCGCAGACAAATTGGACGAGGACTTGGCAGGAGAGGTTGAGAAGGTTTCTGGAATGCAACCTATCCGCGAAGAGGAAGCTTTCGTCATGCCGCCGAAGGAAGAGTTCAAAGCATCCTACGCAAAACTCACGCCCGAATCTCTCGCAGAAACGGAGGCAAGCTTCCAAGAGCAGTTGCAAGACGAAGACGCAGACACCCGTGCTTTCGCGCAAACAGCCCTAGAAGCTCTCGCAGAGTTCAAGGCAGAGCAAACTCCTATTCCGCCAGCCGCAGAGGCTCCTCTAGAGCAACGCCCTCTCGCTACAGAGACGGGCGCACAGATGTATCAAGCCGAGGCGATCAAGCAAGCATTGGCGAATAGGCAACCAGTTGGAGCGGATGCAATCGAGTTCTTCGCAAGAGACCCGCGCACTTGGGGAATTGCTATACCGCAAGACTACATCAAGCAAGGGAATGTTTATGTGCCGCCGCCTGCTGTAGAAGCGCCAGCGGAAGTTGCGCCTGCTCAAGCAGCAGAGGTTGCACCACCAGTAGAAGCCGCGCCTCCAGCAGTTGTGGACCCAACCGCAGTTGCTCCTGCCCTACCAGTAGAGCAAACTCCAGCAGAGCCTGTTCCTGCCGTTGATCCAGAAACCATCACGACAACAGATGTCCAGCCAGAAGCGCCGATAACTCCTCCACCTTCTGCAACAGAGCCGCCGCCACAAAATGTCGTTGGGTTTACAACCGCAAGAGGAAGCACATACGAGATCACTCCAGAGGGAAAAACAATTCGCATGAAGCGTTCCGAGGGGCGAGGACAAGGAGAGATTCATCCGCCAAGTTCCGTTTTGTTTGTTTCAGAAGAAGATAGCAGAAATATACTTGGAGATCAGCAAAGCACATTCGGCAAAGCTGCTGTAAGACTTGGATACATTGAAGGCAACGCATTCAATCCAATAACCGACACAAGAAGTATTCCGGCTGGAGCGCAGCCAGCAGTTGTATCTGTCGAGCGTGAAAACAATAAGGTTCTTGGTGTATATCGTGCAGAAATACAGCCAAAGGTTGGATTAAGTCCTGTGGAGAAAGAGTATATGCCTGACGGAAATGCATATCTCCATATCGGGAATCCAATTGTTTCTGTAAGACAGGCAGAAGCTACTCCTCCAACCGCTCCAACCGCAGAAGCAGAAACATCAGCATCCCTCTCCAGAGTCGCAGACAACACCGCGACAGACGAAGAAGTCGTTCGCCTCGCAAGACAAGGATTGGTCAACATCCAAGACGGACAGAATGTTATCACCCCGCGAGGAGAAGAGGTCATGCAGAGGGCTGGCGCACCGCTACCCAGACTGACTCCAGAAGAGAGGGCTGCGGAGGTTGCCGCCGCGCCTGCCGCTATTGTTGAACAAGCGCCGCCAGTCGCAGAGTCTCCAATTGTCACGCCTGCTCCTACGCCAGGGGTTGAGCCAATTGAGAGCGCAATAGAAGTTGCTCGGAAAACAAACTTCGCCGCTGCCGCAACAAGGCAAGAGGCTGGAGAGATAGGCAGAAATATAGCAAGCCAAGACCCGAACCTGCCGCCGCTTCCTCCTCCGCAATTTGATGTTCTTGAAAGCATATCAAACCTTCAAGCAAGACGACCATACAATCCAGATGCGCTAACTGAAGACGCTATCAACGAAGCTAGGGATAGCGGATTTATTACGGGTAAGCAGGTCGGAAAACTCAAACTAACCGAAAGCGGAAGGAATCAATTAAAAGAGTGGTCTGACCAAGCAAGGGATAGAGACTTTGCGGAATCTTCGCTCCGCGACGAAATCGCTGATATCGCCGTATCTCAATGGGATGCTGCAAATGATCCTGAATCAGCCGCTGCAATAGCTGCAAGAACAACCAGACCCCCCACTCCTGTAACGACTCCTCCTGTAACAGAAGCCGTTACACCCGCACCCGCCGCAACGACTCCTGCCGCGCCAAAGGTTGCGCCTGACTGGGAAAAAATGTCTGTGTTCGACAAGGCTGGCGCAATAAATCTGAATGAGCGGGTTATCAATCACCCATTATTCAACAAACTTAAAAAATCAATTGATGCAACTTGGGCAAAAACACAAGGGAAGGGAGAGGTCTATCAACAAGATAACGACCTACAATACTCATATTTAGATGCAACAATATTGGACAAAAATCCAGATGCTAAAAAAACAGCAGAAAAAATAGCAAGTGATTTAGGCGTAAAAATAGTGAAGGCTCCAGCAACTTCATTATTTGGAGGGTTCCGACTTGAAATACCCAAACCCGCAACAGCCACAACACCTACCATCCCAACCCCCACCGCTCTAGCAGAAGCCGCGCCTGTAGGTATAGCAGTAGGCAACCGCGTCAAGACCAAGACCACACCGCAGAGCTTTGTTGTAGAAGAAGTGCTGCCGCAAAGCGCAAGAGAGGCAGAGCTTGGAGAACAATACTACAGCATCCGCAACGAGCGGACTGGCGAGGTGCAGACTGTCGAGGCTGGAGATATAAGAGCAATCAAAGGCAAGGGCGGAAGGCAAATGGCCGCTGCTCCAGCAGTAACCGCAGAGCTTTGGGCTACACCACCACAAGAAATATCCAGTGCGGCCACATCAATCAATCAAAGGCAAATGCCAGCCACATTTAAGCGTGTTAAGTGGCAATCTGGCACAAGAAACGCAGATATAGGTGGTGGAAGATTTGATAATGCGACCGACTATCTTGCTGATATTGGCGTGGAAAATGTTATCTACGATCCATACAATCGCACTCAAGAATCAAATCAAGCGGCAGTATCTAAGATATCTGGTGGTCAGTCAGATACAGCAACAGTAAACAATGTTCTTAATGTTATTGCAGAACCAGAATCCCGCAATCTCGTTATTCGTCAGGCCGCAGATGCGATCAAGCCAAATGGAAAGGCTTACTTTTTAATTTACGAGGGAAACAAAAAAGGCGTCGGATCGCCAACGGCAAGTGGATGGCAGGAAAACAGAAAGGCAGAAACCTATATCGCTGAAATTCGCAAACACTTTGGAAGTGTAACGCGAAAGGGGAATTTAATTACTGCGGAAAATCCAATAAAACCAACAGAAGTATTGCGCCAAGCTGAAGGAATACGGGTTGAGGAGGATGCCGAAGTTGTTCCAGAAGCGGATCGTTATACTTTTGACGAGGCAGGAATCCGCGCAATAGAGTTCTTCAATGGAGTTGCGCCAGACGGGCTTGTAATTGTTAACGATAGCGTAGACCCAGAATACAGATTCAAGGCGAGTTACGATCCGAATACAGGAGACATCACGCTAAACCGCGCATTCATCCGCAAAGGCGAAAGCATCGAAGACATCCTTTCACACGAACTTGGTCACTACATCTTCAGCGATCCGAAGTTCCAAGCCGCGTTCCAAAGATTCTGGAACGAAATGTCTGATGTAGAAAAGGCGAACGCGGACAAGATTATCAACCAGTTCTACAGCAAGCAGAGCGGAGCCGTGCAGATCGAGGAGAAGAAGGTTCGCGCTTTTATGGCATTGGTTGAGGAGGCGAGGTTACTTCCGAGGTGGAAACAGATACTCAACGCTATCAAGCAATGGCTCAACGATAAGTTCGGAACCAACTTCAATGTAACCGACAGAGGAGCGTTGTCAGTTCTCGCGGTTGCACACAAGCGATTCAGAAAAGGCGAGGTTATCGTCCGCGAGATGAACGAAGGCGTTTTTCGTATGGCTGCAGAACCAACTCCTGCTCCAGAGGCTAAAGCCGCGCCAGCGGAACGCCCATTACGCCGCACGAAGATGCAGAACATCATCAACATCTCGACAGGCGTGAAGCGTCCGAGGACAAAGCTTACTGTAGACGAGATGGCTGCGCTCAAGGATCAGATCAGAATCGGTGCTAGAAAGCGCAGAGAAGACAAGCAGACGCAGAAGGAGTTTGCCAAGGATGTTACAGAATATCTGCGAGGGATGGCGATTCGGGGCAAGGTCAGCGCACCTCAACTCCGTGCCATTACAAGCAAGGCGATGCAGACGCAGTTCGACAACGAGGCTTCGATCAAGAGTTTCATCAACTACGCGAACAAGGTTATCGAGAACGCGAATTACAACCGCGATATCTCGGACGCCAAAGCGGCGATTAAAAGCGCAAAGCGTTTGGCAAAGCAGAAAGGATTGGCGGGAAACATTAAAGCCAACCTTGAGAAGCTTGCAAACATTGATCCTCGCCAGATTGAGCCAGAAGAGATGGTTGAGGTGGATGGCGAGATGCCTGTCTCTGTCGCGGAGTTTACGGCGGTTCTAAAGGAATACATGAAGGCGGCTGGCCCCGTTACCGCAGAGGGATACATCCTTGTGCCGGATGCGGAGATTACAGACTTCCTTTCCAAGATCGGAGAGCAGGTTGAAGTTAACCGCAAAGCCAACGAAAACCTTGGATTGGACGGAGAACTCGCAGAGATCGCTGACAAGACTCCAGAGGAGATCGACGCTGAACTTGCAAGGAACGAGGAACGCCGTAAGCGCATTGAAGAGAAGGTCAACAAGCTTGCAGAGGAAGCGCAGATCGGATTGGTGAAATACGAGAATCCAGAAATTACTTCAGAAGAGAAGCTTGTGCTGGACGATATGAAGCGCATTACGCTGTCCGACATCAGCATTGGCGAGCGCAAAGAGTTCGTTAAAGTTGCGAACAACATTCTTGTTAACAATAAGTTCCTTGGCGCACAAAAGTTTGCATCCATCGCCAGAGGACAGATTGGTGCTGCGGAGGCCGCAAAGGATTCCAAGACAGTAAAGCGCAACTCGGCAACGCTGAAGTTCTACAATGTATTCGGAGAAGATTTCGGCAAGCTGATTAACTTGGGAACCCAGTCGTTCGCAGACACATTCCGCAATCTTACAGGAACAAAGGAATTGCCACGATTGCTTTATCAGATGGGCTTTGGAGAAATTGAGCGTGGGCAGGCAAATACGAATAGAGCAAGACGCGAGATTACCGACGGAGTTCAAAACAGATTTAGGCAGATTGAAAAGGAAACTGGTCAGAAGATTGCTGATACTCAAGGCGTCTATTCTATGGGTGTCGCTGGCAATCTGATTCAAATCCATCCAGACGAAACGGAAGCGGAAGGCATCCAGAGAATGCGCGGCCTCATCAAAAGCGATATTGAGAAGAAAAAGAAGTCCCCGAAATCGGACGACAGAAAGGCTGCGATTTATATTCAGAAGGCACTAGACGAAGTTGATTCGGATACCGTTGAGGGGGTTCTTGAAAACCTCAAGCGATTGCATCCAGCCAATCACAAGGCTATGACATTCTTGATGAATGAGGTTCTGCCGGAATACAAGCCGATGTTAAAAGAACACGACGAGCTTTTTAACAACCAGACAGAGAACTACGAGAATCCATACTATCTTCCGATCAGATACCGCTCAATCGGAGCGGAGCCAAAGAAGCCGGGAGAACTGCGTGGAAGAGCAACGGATAGCGTTACCGCGCCGAAACAAGCTCCAAACTCAATCAAGCGCATTAAGAACACAGTCCTGCCGGAGGGCAAGCAGTTGGACTACAATCTTACTCGCAATGTTCTAGACTCGCTTTCCACGCAACTTGAGGCGGCGTATACCAATCCAGGTTGGCAGCAGGTCTACGCATTCCTTAAATCTCCAGAAGCTGTAGATGCACTTGGCGGCGTGGAGAACTACGACTTTGTAACAAGACGCATCAACAACCTTTCCGACTCTAGAGAGCGCAGAATCTACCAGATGGACCCGTTCAACCAAGCCGCCGACTTTGTTGCGAATATGGTTCGCAAGATCGGAACAAGTATTGCGCTGGGCGGCGTTGGACAAGCGGCGAAGCAGATGCCGGATCAGGTTGCCACAACGATTGCCAATGTTAACGACTTAAGCATCACAACTCCAGCCTTCACGGAAATCAAGGCGGCACTTCCCGCAATGCGTCAATTCTCTATCGGCGAGCGCGGAGAGATTGCTGGCGGATCAAAGTGGGTTAATCAGCTTGAAGGAAACTTCACAAAGCTACAGCAATTCATGCAAGACGGTCTGTGGCCAAAGGCAATGGAGGCGTTTGAGAATATCAACAACTTCTGGCTTATTCCGCTTAAGGTGTCGGATACTATTGCCGCGTCTCACGGCTGGATTTCCTACTACAAGAAATACCTCAAGGATAACAATATTCCTTTCACAAACTGGGACAATGAAGCGGAGCTTATTGCGGGAGGTGAAAGAGGTCGTGTTGAGGCAGGTCTTTATGCCGACCAAATGATTGATCTCTACCAAGGGTCTTCCGATCCAACGAAGATGGCGACATTCGCCCAACGAGGAGATAGCGGTGGCGGCAATCTTCTCAAGACAATGATCATGCCGTTCTCGTCATTCGTGATCCAACAACGCTCTCGTATCTTGTCAGACCTGCGCGATGTATCCTACGGCGATGCAGATGAGAAGAAAGTTGCCGCAAAGGGATTGGCTGGAACATTGCTAGGAATTGTTATATTCCACGGAGTCAGGCGTTATGCCTTGCCGCTACTTACTGGCGGCGTTGCTGCTGGAGCCTACGGATTGCTCGGTGTTGATATGGAAGAGCCTGACGAGGAAGAAAAGGCAGAGAAAGAAAAAAGAGTATTCCGCCAGTTCTTGGGAGAAGTTGCGGCAAACATATTTGTCGGCGGATATTCCGCCTATGCAGAAACAAGGTTAATTGATGCCGTAAATGCCGCGTCATACTTTTACGAGATTCAAACCAACAGCGATAATGTTCTAGATGACGAGGGAGAGATAATGTCTTGGGAGAAATACCGCAAGGAACGCGCTCCAATGTATCGCTACACGGGACCGGGAGCAGACTCCACGCTCGGCATGATTGATATTCTCCCAAGTCAGACACGCGAAACATTCGACAGGCTTAAAGATTTGTCGGACGACGAGATTATGGACTCGTTGACCGAAGAAGAGCAGAGAGTTCTTATCCTTGCCGCATTGAGTGAAACGCTCTACACTATGCGACTCAATGATGCTGACGTGGCGAGAATGATTAAGAGAATGGCAAAGGATGTGAAGGATCAAGCCGAAGCCCGTCAGAAGGCTGAAAGAAAACTGCAACGACTCTACGGACTGTAATGGTTCAATACAAATACACGGACAAGTCCACCTGTCCTCCAGGCGAGTGGAGATACACGCACCCTGTTACTGGGCTAAAGCTCAAGCACTACGACTACAAGGCATTCATCCGCAAGTATGTCGATCACTCGCTTGCCAACAACATTCCGCTGCCGCCGGACTGGGAGGACGAGTTGATCTCGGAGATGTGTGTGCAGAACAACTGGGGCAAGCTCTGCAAGCCAGTATCGTTGGACAAGATTGTTCGCAGAAGGCTATCGCTCCAAGCCGTTCTTTCGTTCCTGCATATGCTCGCATCTTGGGTGCGTGAGGTAATGAACGGCAAGGCTGCATTCGTTACTCAAGACGAGGCAGAGCGCAGGGCCAGCATTTGCGCTGGATGCCCCAATAACGTCACTCTGCAATTCTCCTGCGGTGCTTGTATGGGTGGAGTGCTGAAACTCATCCACGGCGTTCTAGGTGACAGAAAAACATCGAACGATAGGAATCTCGGAGCTTGCCTCGTATGC